TTATGATATAAACATCTGATACTCAGAGTTTCTTCTATCTATCAAACCAGAATAACCATCACGAAGTCCAGTAGTCTTTATTAATTCAGCAGCTTTTTCAAAATCTTTATGTTTAAATGTTTGTATAAAATCCGAAGTTCTAAAAGATGATATACCCATATTAAATGCCAATGATACCATAGTATCAAACTGTTTTTGCGTCATTCTTATATTTATACCCTTTTGCTTCCATTCAGAAAATATACGTTTTACACCATCAGAGGCTTTATTTATATCTTTTTCTAAAAGACTATTTGCTAAATCCTCAGATATAACTTGTCCAACTCTGAATGCAGATTTACCAATCGGTTCAGCGTGGCCGAACCCTACAGTAACTTTTCCATCGTGTAGATTGTAGGCTTTTAATTTCAATTTTTCATATTTTTTAATATGCTGAATTCCATTTTCACTTATTGACATATTAAGAGGATCATTATATTTATGAACAGTTTCAATCAACACTTTTTTATCAATAGAATTCAAATCTGAACGATTATTAATAAAATTAACAGCCTGATTTATAGTAAAAACTGCTAATAAACTACCAACTATTAACTTAGAAACACCTATCTTATTTATTGAATTTTTCAATTTATCTAAAAGAGGTTGAAGATTCAATTTCTCAACAATCAAATCATCGCTATACTGATTATAATCTTTAATATATTCCATATGATGTATATATTAAAATAAAATATTAATATATAGAAAATATGAAATATATTAAAAAATTTGAAACAATAATAAGTAACTCATCTAATGATGCACAAAATCATCCGTTATATGAACTAGCTAAACATATAGAAACTATTCTAAAAAAAATTAAAAATATAGATAAATTTGAAAAAAGTATCACTAGAATATATTTTTCAAAAAAACGAGAAAATATGAACATAACAATAAATTATAGTTGCGATGGATATAGGTTAGTTGATATAGAACTTATAAAATTTGAAAATATGAACAATGTTGGCATGAGAGTTGAAACATATGAAAAATATCGAAATATAGATGATATGAGAAACACATCTGATGACTTTTTAAAAATACTTAAAGATATACTAAAAAGTTACTATACAAGAACAAATAGAGAATCTATAAGATTTGATTTTAATCTTAATGACTTAAATGATATAATGTATAAATTAAATATTGAAGAAATTGTAGAAGAACTAAAACTCAGAAAAGACGCAAATAAATACAATCTATGAAATATATTAAAACATTTGAAAAATTACTAAAACATACAGACGAATATGTGCTAGAACATAAGTTTAGAGCATTCGCTGAAAAATTAAAATCACTATTAATTCTACTTAAAAAGTGTGATGATTTAAAATATTCAACAGTTAGAATATATTATGATAGCTATGGAGAAATTAAAATAATATATAATTATAAATATATAGATTTATATACATTTAGATTAATAACATATGATAGACCAACTGGACTAGAATTGTGTATAATATCAAATTATAGAAAATTTGGTAAAGATTTAATTAGTGTAAACGATACACTACATGAAATATTTGATAATATTGTTAAAAAATATGAGAATGAAAGAAGCTTTTATTATCCAAATTCACATGACATTCCTATTACAGATATTAATAACTTGAGTATATTAGATAAAATCTATGACGAAGTCTCTGATGAATTTGAATATATAGTAGCAGCAAATAAATACAATCTATGAAATATATTAAAAAATTTGAAAATATAGAAGAAGAAAAATATATAATCTACACATATGGGTTTGGAGATTTAGTTTTTAATCTTAGACAACGTAGAGAAAGATTCTCATTGGATTTTGATACATTAGATAAAATTAATACTCATAATTACGAAATTGCAAAATATACAATTGAAGAAGCCGATAACGCTGTAAAATACTTTAATAAAAATTATAAAAATAGATTTGAATTTATAATTATTTCAGAATCTGAATTTGAATTAATGAACGCAGCAAATAAATATAACATATGAAATATATTAAAACATTTGAAGATATAAACACTGCTGAACCTGAAATTGGTGATTATGTAATAGTATATGATCAATTTACATACACATCAAATATGATAGAATGGAAAGAATTTATGAATACTCATGTCGGGAGATTAATCAGAAAACGTGATAGTGATATAAATAATACCAAGAGATTATTATATGATGTAGAATATGAAAATATACCAGAAAATGTAAAAAGAATAATCTTTAAATATAAATTCGACCCAAAAACAAATAAAGCGGTAGAAAAAGGATTTAATATTGATGAAATTGTGTGTTGGAGTAAAAATAAAGAAGAACTAGAATTAAAATTAGCAGCAAATAAATATAATTTATGAAACACCTAAAGACATATGAAATGATAGTAAGTTTTAATACCACAACCAATGAAATATATCCGAAACGAAGTATATTCTATAATTTGTTTAAAAAAATAGAAGAAAATATAGAATTAACAAAAAATAACGATAATTTCAGAAACTCACTAATATCAAGAGAATATGATACAACTTCAGAAGAATTAAAAATTCAATATGTTGGCAAAAACGAAATACTTTTTAAATTTAGAATATTTGAAATGATTGAAGACGATGGAACAAATAAATGTAGAATAATAATTAAGAAAAATCCAGAATACATTAAAAGCGATGTAAAATATCTATTCAATTTTATATCTGAAAAATTAGATATCTATAAACATAATGTTGAATTTCAAACTATAAAATCTTATGAATTCAATAGAGATAATATCGATGATATAATAAAAAAATTAGAAGGATTCGAAGAATATCTAGAAATAACTACGCAAACAGATAAATATAATCTATGAAATATATTAAAAAATTTGAAAACACAGAAGAAGAAAAATACTTAATCTACACGTATGAGTTTGGAGATTTAGTTTTTAATCTTAGACAACGTAGAGAAAGATTCTCATTGAATTTTGATACATTAGATAAAATTAATACTCATAATTACGAAATTGCAAAATATACAATTGAAGAAGCCGATAACGCTGTAAAATACTTTAATAAAAATTATCAAAATAGATTTGAATTTATAATTATTTCAGAATCTGAATTTGAATTAATGAACGCAGCAAATAAATATAATATCTAAGTACACCAGATGGGATTTGAACCCACATTTTCATCCATTATGCACATAAAGTTTAGGAAACTTCGCCAGTACTGGTGTATATTAAAAAATCAATCATAATAATGATTGATTTTAGTTTTTGTACGCCTGAAGGTATTCGAAACCCCGACCCTCAGATTAGAAATCTGATGCTCTATCCTGCTGAGCTACAAGCGCATAATATATTTATATTCAAAAATAAATTAAAAGTTTATAAATAGTAAATATTTTGTTGGAGCTGCTAGAGGGATTCAAACCCCCGATGTTCTTTCGAATCTACATTACAAGTGTAGCGCACTCGGTCACTATGCGATAGCAGCATTTATTATTTGAGCACCAATTCAGAATCAAACTGAAATTTCTTGGTTACGACGCAAGAGTAATATCATTATACGACAAGTGCAATTGTTGACGGATTGAGAATCGAACTCAAGACTTTTTGCATGTCATACAAACACTCTAACCAACTGAGTTATCCATCAATATTTGTGTCCCCAAGTAGAATCGAACTACTTCCCTCTGCATGTAAAACAGATACGCTTCCGTTACGCCACAGGGACAATTTTTAGTTATTTACATAACTATCTGATTATGAGCGACATGAGAATTTTGAAATCTCGACCTAAAGTTTGGAAAACTTCCACTCTGCCTCTGAGCTAATGTCGCATTTTTAATTTATTGGAGCGATAGAAGGTAATCGAAACCTCATCCTCTGCTCGGCAAGCAAATGCACTAAACCGTTGTGCTACTATCGCATTATTTATAATCATTTATATAACTATCTGATTATGTGGAGCTTATCGAGAACGATTCGATCTGCTTTTCTCATTGCAAGTGAGATGACCACTCCAAGCAGTCCCAAGCCCCATTTTAATTGTAGAATAGGAGAGATTCGAACTCTCAGTGTCACTATGACGCTTGCTTCCAGGGCAAGACCGCTACCTGATTACGGGCATACTACTCTATATTTTTGAAGTCCTGACGGGATTCGAACCCGCATTCTCATCCGTTATGCGCTTATTGTTTAGAAAACAATGTCATTACAGGACCATAATTATATTTTTTGTATGGATGGGGATGCTCGAAATCCCGACCACTTGGTCCCAAACCAAGCATTCTACCTACTGAACTACATCCATGTATTCAATTAAAATTTTGTCAGTTGAAGCGGATTCGAACCACTTTGTTACGGACGTCTCATCGCAACTATCCAACACAACTGTTAATTTTTAAAAACAAAAAACCCGAAGATTTTTGTGTCTTCGGGTTTAATTTATATTTTATATTATTATATTTTACCATAGAATAACATTAGATACAATTTTCCCGAACACACAACTGGTCTGCCTCCTGCCACTGGAGTGACGGTTGCTGTTGTTGCAGTTGTGGGAACTATCATATTTGTATTAATGTTTTTCATTGTGTTTAATTTTTATCTTATTATTTGTTATTTTTAATTATAGTGCAAAATTACAAAAAGTTTTTTAATCTACCAAACTTTTTATTATATATATATTTAAAAAAATGTCGTTTTTTTCTATTTTTAACTATTTTGTATTGTTTTTAGTATAACTTATACTGAAAGTTTAATTTTTTTCACAATTTTTTTCAACCGCTTACTACCTTCATCATCTGATTTTTTAGGAATATTATCCTCATTTTCTAAAATTTTAGCACTTTCTGATATTTTATCACCTTTTAATGATGATACAATATAATTGTAGCAAATTGGGCACAATCTTTTAGATCCAATTTTTCTAATATCTATCAAAGATGTATTACGATGGCATCCTTGACATTGAATGTTGAATGTTGAGTTTTCTATCATCTTGTTTATATTATTTTTATTTTTATTGCAAATATACAAATAATTTTTTATAGATTATAACTTCTGATACTTTTTTTATAATTTTTAACTTGTTTTGTAATATCGGTATCTAAATTAACTTCTGGAACGAACTCTCCCATCTCTTTTTTTTCATCATCAAAATCTTGTGTACCAAATTCTATACCCATATCAGACAAATCTAATTTTATAACTTTAAAATCAGGTTGTTTTGATTCATGATATTTATTCATATGTAAATATAGAATTTCATCATTCGGCGAAAAAACTGTTCCAACACATTCATATCCACAGATTTCACTATCTGCAAAAACATCAATAATTTCATCAATAAACTCTTTTCTATTTATTGCATCAAAATCTTTACCATTATAAGTATACGCTTCAAATTTTTTAATCTCCATAATATGTCATTATTTTTTATAGTTTACCAATTTCTTCTTTTAATCCTAAAGCGTTTACTAGTTGTTCCAATTCATTTTTATCCATATTTAAGATTTTATTTAAAATCATTTTCTTAGCATTATCATTAGTTGTTCCTTTCATTTGTTTTGACAAATAATCAATATCATTACTTGTATTTGCACCTAGAGTATTCAATAATTGCATTTTAGGTTTCAATAAATCAAATAATGTTGTATTAATCCAATTTATAGCAGATTTTTTATATGCAACTAAATCTGCGTCAGTATTTCCAGCAGGTGCTTCTGTTGTGTTAGTTGTAGTAACATTTGTCGCAGGATCATCAGCTTCCAAAATTTTACGAATATTATACATCACATTCTCTGTTGTTGGAGTTGTTGGAGTAGTAGATACCGTTGCTTGAGGCTTATCTAAACCAGCACCAGTTTTAACTTGTGGAACAACAGCCTGTAAAACATACTCACTAACAGCATTAGAAAATTGATCTTCTGGATAGCTCATAAGTGTTTGTAATCTCTTATCTCTTGATGTTTTAAATATTTCTTGCATTGTAAATTCTTTATTTTGAAGTTTATTTACAATAGATAATAATGAAAAATAAAAATATTTTACAGAATCACTTAATATATTATTAACAGCGTCTATTGAATCTGCTTTATTTATTTCATTTTGTGTATTTGTTTGATTTGCTTTCAAAAAACTTTGATATAAATATGAAACATTTTTTTCAGTGTCAACTTTTTTAGTGAAGTTTGTAAATAAATTATTTAAATTCTGATTAGGATTTTTAAATATATTATTATATTGTGCTTTTAAAAAGTCACTAACAGAAGATAATACACCTTCTGTTAAAAATTCACTATATTTAGTTATATTTTTCATATTTCGTTTACATTTTTTTCAAAGTTTGCACTTTCCACACCATCTACATATAAATCATCATTATCACCATCATAGTTGACTATTATGACACCAAAAGGATAATTCCGTACTATTTCACATCCAATTGATTCAAACTATTTAATCGCTTTTTCTTTATCAAAATCTTTTTTATAACTATAATATAACTATTATTAACTATATTTTGATTCTCAAATAATTTTTTTAAACTTTTCAAACTCTTTATATTTTTAATATTTATCCTTTAGCTTATGTAGCAGGGTTAGTTTCTGATGTAGCAGCTGGTTTAACACCAGTTTTTGCTGTTTTAACTTTTTTTGTAGCTGTATTTGCTGCTGGTGTGGTTTCTCCTTGTGCTGCTGGTGTTACTTCACCTTGTACTGCTGGCGCTTCTTTTGACAAATTCATTAATGCACCTGCATAAACTTTAAATTTATTACCATTTTCACCAATATGAACTTCAGCAAGTTGTTTATTTTCATCATAAGAATCAATCTTAACTTTAACTTCTTTTCCACCTTCTGCACTATAATAGTTATATTCTTTGCCAACTTCAGGTTTAAATGTAGTATCAACATTTTCAGCTCTAAAATCTTGTTCTTTATTAGCACTATCACCAAATGTATAATACGCTTTAATTTTACCAGGTTCTTGTGATTTATTAGTGATTTTAATAATTTTTATTGTACCATCATCACGTTTATATCTATATGGCATACCGACTTTTAATTTTTTACCATCAACATCAATTTCAACATATTGTGCTTTATCTAAACTATTCCACTTATTATTTAAATCTTTTGCAAGTTTATTTCTTTCAGCAGCAAGTTTAGTTGCAGATACTTTATCTCCACCTTTTTCATATAAACTTATCTCAGCGTTCAAAAATGCGAGTTTGAATTCTTCTTTTTTATTATCTACAATAATAGCCAATTTTGGATTTTTTTCTCTACCACCCATGGATGTTATAACTCTTTCCATTTCATTCATAGCTTTATTTTGAAGTGACGTAAGTATATTTTGAAGAACTGTTTGTTTTTTCTTTAATGCATCAACTGTCATTTTTATATTATTTTGATCTTCTTGCTTTGCAGTATTATCTGGTTTTGGTTGTTCTGTTGCTTTTACCGCATTAGCCTCAGCTGTATCTTCATTTAATCTACTTTTAATATGAACCTTTACAGACTCTGATGTTTTTACTGCAGATGGTGCTACGGTTGTTGCTTCTGTTGTTGTTTTTGGTGCAACTGTTGTTGTTTCAGTTGTTGTAGTTTGATTTCCACCATCTTTTGCTTTCAAATTATTCAATTGTTCTTCTGATGTTAAGCTTAAATCTACCTGAGCTTTTCTTTTAAACTCATCTTCTATCAACTTAATATACTTATTATAAATATCTTCAATCTTTTGAGCACCGTTTATTTTTTTTATATATGTTTTTGCTTTATTGAACATATTTCCTAAAAAATTAAACAATCCTTCATTAATCAATTGCTCGTTTAATTTTTGATTCTTATTACGAAGATTTAAAAAGTCACTTTTAGAATATAAATTTTTCATGTTAAATATTTATTTTTTTTATATATTAATTTTCAAAAGTCATTTTATAGACTATTATTTTTTTATATATATTAAAAATTAAAAGAAGATATAATATATGTACGAATGGGAACTAAAAGTAACTGGACCAAAAAAGCAAGTCATAGTATATAAAGATGACACTCTATTGTACACTGGGCAACCATCATTTTCAGCTACAGAAGAATCATTATTTGAAGCAGCTTTGTTAGATTTGCAAGATAATTATCCAGATATTAGAGCTAACATTGTCAGAAAAGGTATCACACCAAGTTCAAAAAGCTCAACAAGTGGAGCAATTTCAATTAGCTTAGATCCTAGCGCAACATTATTTGACATTGGACCATACAAGCAATTGACATATGAACAAGTTAGGGAAATAGTATACTCAGCATTAAACACACTGGATCCAACTGGTACAAATAAAATATGGGACGATTTTAATAAATTATGTACGGCAGATTTCAATTATTACAGCACATTACCAACGCCAACATGGGAATCTGGTGTTCAATTTAGACAGGCAGTAATAAATAAGGCCATTGAAATTGTAAATTTAGATTCATTAGCATCATACAATACACCTAAAACTAACACAGATAGTAGTACTTTACCAAGCTCTGCTGATGCATCTTCATCTTCAGCATCAACTGGTGTGACACTTAAAAGTGGTGCTAGTGATGCTCTTAAAACTGCAACAGATTCTGTAAATGAGAAAATAACCGAACTACAAGGAATAGGATTACCACCAATTAAAGATATTACTAAAAATCTTTGGGAAAAAGTCATAAAACCACAATTACTAACAGAAAGACAAATAGCAAAAAAAATAATATTACTTTCAAATCAATCATTTCCAATTCCTATGAAAGAAGAAGATGCTCAATTATTGGTTTATGGTAAGCTATACTATAAAGATGGTGTGCTATATGATAATGACGATAAAGATCCAGCTTGTGTTGCACATCCAGGTGATGTAGATTATCAACCACCTATTGATGAAACTCACCCGTTGTGGCAAAAAATTGTAAAATATATTAAAGACTTTAAAGATTCTCTGATACAAATGGGTATAAAACTAGGGGAATTCTTATTTCTTATACCAGCAACAGTTGCTAATATTTCAGTAGGATTAACATCTCTTGTTGCATCAATTGTAATTATGCCTTTTGGTGCAGGTATACCAACAGCAATGAATGCGATACTATCAATGGTAAATTCTATAAAAATTTTGCAAGCAAAATTTGCTGAAATATTACCATTACTAGCTGGAATATCTATTATTGGATTATTATTACCAAAGGAACTACAAGATATTATAGCAAAAATAACTTCATTATTTGAGGTTATCGCTGGAATAATTGCAGCGATGCTATCTATACTAGGATTAATAGACATTATAATGAAATTGTTTCGTAAAACAGAAAAAAAAATGAAAAGTATTCCAGTGACAGTTAAAGCTAAAGCAAATCCAGTATCAGTTAAACAAAATGAAAAAACTATTTTAACAGTTGAAGTATCTGGTGGAGATTACGACTATATTTATGAATGGACAGATGCTAATGGTGTAGTTATAGCAAAAGATCCAAACTCAGGTGATGATGATGGAACAAGAGAAATTACTCCATTTGGTGCAATATCAACAATAACGATAAATGACATTAAAAACTCTCTAATAAACACATATAAATGTAAAGTAACAGATCAAAAAGGTAAAGGAACAAGTGCAGAAGGAAAAATTACAGTTATAAGAGGATAATTTAAAAATTTTTAAAATTTTCAAATTTTACTGTAAGTTTATTATCAACAACTTTAATAGGATATTTAATAGCAGCTTTCAATAATATATTATTCGTTTCAAAAGGATTCAATTGGTTATTCGTAACTAAATTATTTATAAGAGTCAACTTATAATTATTCAATCTATTTTGTATAAACTCAACACACTCATCATCACTATTTCTTACAAGGAAATCAAAATAATCTTGTAAATTATTAGCATTCATGAAATTAGTTTTAAAATCATCATAAAAGTAAACTGTATCATAAGAATCTTTTTTGATAGTAACAAAATGATCACCATCAATAGTTAATCCAACCAAATGTTCTAATAAAATTTTATTTTTATCATAGATGAAACTATCTTTCTGAGAATAACGAATTGATTCCGAAACAAAGTATATTTTATCAATTTCTAAACCATATTCTTTTAATTTTAATCTTAGTTTATTTAATAAATTTGCATGTTTCTTTCTATCACTTCTAGCTGTAAGCACACCAATCTCAACGTCTTTACCTATCAAATGTTTAATATTATCTAATAAAACTTGAACATTCTTGTTATTTAAAATATTTTCATCAAAATATTCACTATAAGATATACCTAAATTTCCCAGTTTATTTTTATTATTTTTATGATAAACTCTATCAAACATATCTTTTGAAATAAAAAAAGTCTCACCATTATAATCAATAGGTAAGTTATCTTTAACATAAACTCCACTTTTTATCAAAGCAAAATCTATTATAGATATTTTAATTATAGGAATAGATGGCTTATTTTTATTAATTAGCCATATATCACTCTTTATATACCATAAAGTGTTATCTAAATCAAAAAATGCAATTTGTTTGCTCATATTTATTCTAAAAATTTTAACAATTCTAATTGGTACTTCTCAATTATTTTTACAGCATCTTTCATAGAAAAGAAGCCAGCTTCAACAGTTTCATCCTTTAAAAAATTACCTAATATCATATTATTAAACAATTTAACATTAATATCATCTTTACCGATATTCACAGCATAGCATGTTAATTTTTTATTGACTTTTGATTTAACGTAATTTATAACTACTTTATTTGCATCTTTCAACTGCTCTCTTGTCAACTTTATTCTAGACTCTTCTTTTAACTCTCTTAAAGCTGTATCTATTTCACTAACACCTGGTTCTACATGTCCCTTAGGAATGGACCATTTTTTCATTCTTTTTTTAAACTTCTTAGGTCTAACTAATAATATCTTATTATTATATATTAGAACAACTCCTGATAAATTATGATTTTCATTAACAGATTCTCTCAAATATTCGTAAAAATTCATCATAAATAGTTTTTTATTAATTATTCAATTTCTGGCACAATTTCACCAGATTCTGGTTGATTATCAACAATATTAATAGGAATATTTTTTATGCCTTTAAAATCTATAAATGCATATTTTTCGCCCTCTCGCCAATGAATTTTATCAACAATATCACCAATACTTGGCAATTGATCTAATGTTATAGTAAATGATTCTTTTATAAACTCCTGATATGTTCTCATTTTACGCATATTATAAAGACTTTTTCACTATATATATAAATAAAAAATCAAAAAAATTCACATTACTGTATATTTTATTGATTTTTAAAAATTAAGGTTTATATTTGTTCATAGAGTTCATTATAGAGTTCATATTTGGTATCTTTTTTGAATAATCTGGAACAGATTGTTGAGCAACATTACCACTCTGATTTTCTTTTTGCTGCTTATTTTCACGTTCAATTTTATCATTTAGTCTTTGTACATATTCTTCATATTCCCACCAAGATAGTTTATCAATATAATATGGAGCAATATGCTCCAAATCCATAAAACCAAATTTATTATCCAAAATAGTCGTCAAGGGCATCTGGAATAACGAAAATATTTGATGCTCCTGAGGGAAAGCTCATATCAGTGTGGACCTCCTCGCCACACACTGGACACTCATATTTCATTTCTTTAATACCAAATATCATTTGATTAACAGCTTGATTTAAAATTTGGAATGTTTTCATACTCAATCTTTTAAATTCTTGCTCTTTTACTTTTATACCTTCTTCTGTAATTTTAGTTCTATCATGCAATAAAAATGATGCCAATTTTAAAAATGCAACATTAGGATTTTTATCAACCTGAATCTTATTTTTAATATCACCGAAAAATATTTCTTGAATTCCAATTGTTGGAGGAGCTAATTTATAATCAATATTATCAATATTGAAAACAAAAACTCTTTCAATAGGGTCAAAAAACTTAGCAAGTTTTTCTGGCATTTCATGATTTACAAATGATTTATGAACTTTATTAGAACTTGTTGCTCTCAATTCAATTTTAAATTCATTATTACATTTATGACAAGTTACATCCTTTGATAAATTTTTACCACCTGGGAAAGTTAGTTCTCTAATCATAAAAATTAAAAACAACCGATCTCCATCTCTCAAATCCTTATATGAACCTTGACTACCTGTTGAATTTATAAATTTCACACAAGATGACAATATTTGATTCATCTTCTCTGTTATATCAAGATAATTTGAATCATCCACAACTGAATATGCTTGTACTTCCTGCACTCTAGCTGCTCTAATGTTTATTTTTGTACCTTGCTTATAAAACATACCACACGGTAAAACTTCCAATGGTATAGATATATACTCATTAGAAGGCACGTTATTATCCAAATATGACAAATCTGGCTTTCTTACAGATTCAATAACATCATCATTTTCAGACATAAAATTTTTTTCTAAATAATTTAAAGCTTCTGCTTCTTTTTTATCTTTGAAATCATCTTTCATATTTAATTATTATTTTTGATTATATATTAAAAGATTTGTGTCCCATAAAAAAATAATTAAAAAAAATTTACACACAATAAACTTGAACTTCAAAAATTTTTATATAAAGATAAAAAATCATATGATATTGACTAAAAATATAGAAATAAGAGTAAATCCAAACAATATGAAATATTTAAAAGAATTTAACGAAAATATTATAAACAATGAGATTATCCAAATACCAATAGAAAAACTATCTAAAAATTCACATTTAAAAATAGATGTTAAGTGTGATTTGTGTGAATTTGAAAAGAGCATATCTTATCACTCTTACATTAGAAACATTAAAAACACAAACTTATATACTTGTCAAAAATGTAGTGGAATAAAAAACAAGCAAACAAATTTAAAAAAATATGGTGTAGAATATCCAATACAACTAACAGAAATAAAAAAAAGAAGAAAGAAAAATAATCTAGAAAAATATAATGTAGATGAACCATCAAAATTAGATTCAATAAAAGAAAAAATAAAAAACACAAAAAAACTAAAATATGGTAATGAAAACTATAATAATATTGAAAAAACAAAAGAAACTAAAAAACTAAAATATAGTGATAAAAACTACAACAATAGAGAAAAGGCAAATAATACTTGCATTAAAAAATATGGAGTCGAAAATGTTTCACAATCAGAAAACATCAAAATTAAAAAGTGTGAAACGACAATGAAAAATTATAATTCAGATAATTATAGTAAATCGGAAACATATAAAATGAATAGAATTGATATTCTAAAAGAAAAATACAAAGACATAAACATATTAGAAGTGTGTGATGATAAATTGACATTAGATTGTGATTGCAATAAGCATCATATTTATAATATAGATGTGACAATTTTAAGAAATAGAATAATTTATAAAACAGTTCTATGCACAATATGTAATCCGATATCATCATATTCTAATAGCGGATATGAAATAAATCTTCAAAATTTTATAAAAGAGAATTATAATGGTAAAATTTTATTTAATTCTAGAAACGTGATAAAGCCTTTAGAATTGGATATTTATTTACCAGATTTAAAATTAGCATTTGAATTTAATGGTTTATATTGGCATAGTGAAGCAAACAAAGAAAATAATTATCATTTAAATAAAACGGAGGAATGTGAGAGCCAAGGAACACAATTAATTCATATATATGAAGATGATTGGCTATATAAACAAGATATTGTAAAATCTATTATATTAAACAAATTAGGTAAAAACACAAAATAATATTTATGCCAGAAAATGTGAAATTAGAAAAATATCTGATAACAATTTAATTAGATTTTTCTTAGATAAAAATCATATACAAGGATTTGTTGGGTCAAAAATTAAAATCGGGTTATTTTATAATAATGAATTAGTAAGTCTGATGACTTTTGGTAATCGTAAAATTGCTATGGGTAAAAAGTCTACAAATGAAGGAGAATACGAATTGCTAAGATTCTGTAATAAACTCAACACTAATATTGTAGGTGGTGCTAGTAAGCTATTTAAATATTTTGTTAAAAACTATAATCCTACAGAAATAATGACTTATGCTGATAGAAGTTTTAGCCAAGGCATATTGTATAAAAAATTAGGATTTAAAATACAAGGTAAAACGGAGCCAAATTACTACTATATTATTGATAACATTAAGCATCATAGATTCAATTTTCGAAAAGATTTACTTATAAAACAAGGATATGATAAAAATAAAACAGAGCATGAAATTATGCTAGAAAGAAAAATATATCGTATTTATGATTCTGGCAATTTAAAATTTATATATACTCAAAATTAAAAATGTTCTTATTTATTTTAATATATAATAAAAAATAAACATATAAAAATGATAATTCCATTATATGATGAACACTTTAAAGTTGATGATAAAGGACTTGCACACTCATATCCTAATTTTCCTCCAAATTATTCTGAACCACAAATAACATATTCATTTACATATGATGGATTTATGAACAATGTTTCTGTTCCATTATTATTTAACTGGTCAGTACAACCGCCATTTTATATATTATCTGGTCAAAACACCAAAACAATTACACTTGAGCTTAAACCATCATTAACAAAAGATAGAGAAGGATTTATATCAGGTTCAAATGTTACATATAAAAAATTAAAATATAGCGATTTAAATCTTGAAATAATATATGAGCCACCAACAACTAAACCTAGAATACTAAAAGATTCTATAAATATATATTATAGACAAGGCCCACTTTGGAAAATTCAAGGTAATAAATTTCCAAAAATAAAATTAAACACTTCTGGAAAACCAGAAACAATAGAAACATATGAATTGATACCACAATATGATCAAACTGGATTTCCACCTAAAAATATAACAGAGCACAATTCATACACTTTCGTAATTAAAGGTGGAACTGTTAAAAAATTTTATGGCGGTATACCACCTACTGGAACACCTCTTGTTGATATATTGTGGCATACACCAGGCTCAGGATATTTAGCGTTCTATTCAACATGGACATCAGAATCTGTTAAATTTCCAAATGTTTTAGACATTTTCATATCTTAATTAAAACATTTATATTTTTTTATTCTATATAAAAATAAAAATCATATGGGTATTTTAGAAATAATTTTGACAATTTTTGCATGGAGAAATGGATGGAAATGGCTATCTATTATTCCAGTTTGTACTGGGTTTGTTTTAGGATTCTTATTGGGTTTGTCAGGTGTTGCACCACTTCAGGCGATATGGCTAGATGTTATTGCAATCATTGTATTAATAATTATGTGCATAAAAAAACCAAACAAGATCGAATCAAAATCAGAATAAACTAAGTAAAATTGAAAAAGAGATTTATTATATAAGTCTCTTTTTCATTTAAACACATCTAATTTTCCTTAAATTATATTTAAAAACAAAAAAAAAACACATAATTAATTTTTTTTAATTATCTTTGCACAATATTTTTAAAAACAAATAAAAATGAAAAAAATCTTTATTGCATTATGTTTTTTAATGTCAACTATGACATTGTTATCTCAAAACGATAGTATTAAAAAAGATACTACTAAAAATATCAATTTAAATGATATTGTAGTTTCTGGTTATCGTCCAAACATCAACACACCAATTTCACAAAAAACACTAACCAGCAATGATATTAGTGAACAGTATTTCGGACAAGAAATGGTGTTTATCTTAGGTGACACACCATCTGTTAACACATCATCTGATGGTGGTCATTTTAATGGCTATTCTTATTTTAGCATTCGTGGTATTGACCAAACTCGTGTTAATGTGACTCTTAATGGCTCACCATTAAATGAACCTGAAGATCAAGATATATGTTTCAGCAATTATCCAGGTTTCGCAATGAACATAAATTCAGTTCAAATACAGCGTGGTGTTGGATCATCATCAAATGGTGTAGCATCATATGGTGGTAGCATTAATTTTGAAAGTAAAAACGGATTAGACAAAAGCATAAATGTAAACATGTCTGCAGGAAGTTTTAGTACTCAAACAACTAATGTAAGTTATAGCTCTGGACTAATCAAAAACAAATTTTCATTGTTTGCTAATATTTCTGAATATTCAAGTGAAGGATATAGATATCACTCTGGAGGTAGTGGTTATTCAGCATTTATCTCTGGTAGATATTATACCGACAATAATGTTTTTAAATTAACTACATTTACTGGTAAATCATTAAATCAAATGGCACATTTAGCATCACCAGAAGATTCAATTAAGATAGATAGTCGTAACAATCCAATAAAATCAGATAATGACAATTTCACACAAAGTTTTGTTCAACTACAAAATGTGCATAGCACTTCTAAGGATTTTGTTCTTACAAATACACTTTACTATAATAGATTAGATGGTAGATATGATATTTTTGGAGATTATATTCAATTAGGTTCTAATTTTATTGGCTTCATGTCAAATTATCTTATTATTATAAATAAGTTAAAAATAAACACAGGATTTAATATAAACACATATGATCGTATACACTCTGGCGGAAAAAATGATAGTATATACTACACCAACACTGGAAATAAGAATGAATTTAGTGCATATACAAAATTCAACTATGATATTAAAAAATTTAAGTTATTCGCTGATTTACAATTAAGAAATTCTGATTTTAACTATCAAGGAAATAAACAAATGAGTAGAAAAAATTGGTTATTTCTTAACACGATGGGTGGAGTAACATATACTATATCAAAAAAAGAAAGTGCATACTTATCAATAGGTAACACACATCGTGAGCCAACAAGAACTAATATGTTTGGTGGATCAGATAACTTAGATAGCTTATATAATATAATTCCTGAATCTGTTGTAGACTACGAATTAGGATACAATCTAGAAAACGATAATTTTAAAATTCAAGCAAACCTATTTTATATGGATTTTAAAAATGAAATAACACTAGCTGGTGGACCAACATTAAATGATCTTCCTTTAACAACAACAGTTGATCGTAGTTTTAGAACAGGACTAGAATCAGACTTGACATATAAAATAAGCGACAATTTTTCAGTAGATAACACAACTGCACTGTTATATAGTAAGTTCTTTATGAATAATAATGAAGTTAGTCGTACACCTCTTTCTAGTCCATTGCTGATGATGTCTCAAAATGTTGTATATACTAATGGTTCATTAATGGTTAATCTTTGTGGTCAAGTTTCTACTAATTACTATATTGACTTAACTAATAAAAATATTGTGCCAAGTTATTTTCTATTAAATTTAACTGTTAGATATCAATGCACTGAAAAAATATCATTAACTATTAGTGGAAACAATCTAACAAATAAAAGATATTTTAGTGGTGGTTATGTTGATGGTAATAATAATAATTGCTACTTCATTGGAGCACCAATTAATTTTTACACAACATTAAACATAAAATTCTAATGTAAACAATTGAAATTCTTACAGTTATATTTGTCGGAATTAGTATATTCTTAACAATCAAACAAGATATTATTTGCTTGGTGTTCGGACTCATTAGCTATGTTCACACAATAAAGAAGATATACCTGTCGAAGTTAGATACAATTGGCTATTAGAAGAATTTAAAGCTGTTTATAAAATTAAAATAACACATAAAGATACATCACATATAAAAAATACATCTGTATCAAGTGTAGATGTTTCAAGAGTATGCCAGTATATTTAAAAAAAAAACTTTTTCCTGATGTAAATATCATATTTACAAGTGAAAAGTATGGTGATTATGTGCAAAATTTATGAACATTGAACATATGCAATATGATAAAAAAAGAATAAATACATCAATATCATCAACTTTACTAAGAGAAAGAGCATTAACATATTGGGAATTTATACCAGAATCAGTTAAACCTTATCATAGTTCGGAAAAATCATATCATTTTATATGATTTTTCCGAACTATGATAAGCAAAATAATAACTTGGCAAGCAAAAGAAATTGAAAAAAAATCTTGGTGATAAGATATTATTCTCAGATACAGATTTATTAACAACTATTTGCTATAGTGAATTTCTATTTAATAGTCATCCAGAAAATATAACAAAAGAAATAAAAAATTTAAATAAATTTGATTTATATCTATATCTTTGGAACGACGTACCATTTGTTGACGATGAAACTATAATGGACAAAACCAAACGTTCAGAATTTCATAATCTATTATTTGAAAAATTTAAATATAAAAATATCTTTGTAATTAAAGTCTCAGATTTTAAAGAAAGATTCAACAAATATGTAGAGATTGTTGACAAATTTATTGGGGAAATTAAAAATTAGAACTTAGAACGATTTAAATTTCCTTCATAAATTATACCATCTATCACTCTAGTTGTTGCCCACAATGGTCTCAAATTAGATAACGCACAAACTTCTTTAACATCATCAGTATCAGAAAAATTTATAACTGGTCGCATATGATCGATGTGCCACTCACCATAATTATTCCAACTCATACCAGGCGTAAATAATTTCTCTATATGACACTTTAAGTCTAAAGCTGAATATCCTAACATTTCAATTGTGTGAGATTGCTTAGTAGTTCCTAAACGATTTAAAGTAGAATGTAAAACTGAACGCCAAGCTATAATGTAGGGATTTCTTCTTCTGTAGTCATAAAACTTATCCTTACATTCAGTTCTATACACTTTTCCATATTCACTTGCTTTTTCTTTATTTTCAATATAATAATCTCTTTTTTGCTCTAATATTTTTTCTCTATTTTCTATATAATATTCTTTTTTTCTTTCTAAAACAGACTCTCTATTTTCAGAATATCTTTGTTTATCATATTCTTTTCTTTTTTCTTTAAAGTCTGATGCTTCTTTATATTTCTTTTGAATTTCTTTAATACATTCTTTACACTCACTTCTATGTCCATCAGATGTTCCAATTTTTTTATGAAATTCTGATAAATCTTTAACATTTCCACATATTCTACATTTTTTATACATATAAATTTAATTATTTTCTTTCCAATAGTCAAAAAATTTTAAAAAATTAGTAGGTTTTATAAACCTACTAATTTTAAAGTTATTATTATCAACCAGTTAGCTTAGTAATAGAAGTCTTCCCAATAGTCTGCAACAAATTTGGCATTTAAACTCATAATTTCAGTACCAGCTGACCAATCAACATCTTCCATACCATCAAATCCTACCATCATCGCATTATGATAAGTAACTCTACGGATAACTTTTCCTTCTTTATCATGTAAGTGAATAATAATATCACCAACAAGATTTTTCTTGTAGTGAAGAGTTCCAGTTTCGTTATTCCAAGCTAAATCGTACCAGTCTTTCAAAATTTTAAAACAGAAGATTTGATAATCATCGTTTTGGTTAAGATTAAAAGATATAGTCAAATCGTCAACGTGAGTTTTATCTGGCATCATAACGAACACTCTTGTAGAGTATTTAAATCTTTGCTCTTTACTTGTAAGTGCAGGATAAGCTGGAAACTTAGCTGTTGTTGTGTTTTCCAATAGTAAATGAGTTGCGTTTGGATGAATTGACTGAAGTACAGTTGGTAAAATAATACTGACTTCATACAAATTTTTATGTATCGGTTCATTTTTTTGTTGTGCAGTATCAACTGCGGTAAAATGTGCTAATGGCATAATTATTTATTATTATTTTTTAGTTATATATCAATATATATATAAAACAAGCACCTACCTTACACAAAAAATTAAAAATAATTTTATTGTTCTAATTATAAACACTTTAACTTAAAATTTTCAAAAAATAACAAAAACCAGAAAAAAATATTTATATATACTATTAGAATAGAAAAAATAATTGTAACCTCAACGTGAACATAGAAGAATTATTAAAAGAGAATGATAAATCTGGAAAGATGTTTAAAGAAAAATATTTAAAAAAATATTACGAACCAATTTATACTGAAATAATTAAATATTCTATAGATTATAATTTAGAATCTTTAAAATTTGTAGAAAAAATGTATTACTTCTATCACAACATAAAAAATATTTTAGTATGTAAATGTGGAAATAAACTTAATATGATAAATTTCAATAAAGGATATAGCGCACACTGTAGTCAAAAATGCTCACACGAAGATGAACAAACATTAGAAAAAAGTAAAATAAAATGTATCGAAAAATATGGTGTAGATAATCCTAAAAAAAATAAAGATGTTCAAGAAAAGGCTTACGCAACAAACTTAGTTAAATTTGGCTTTAAGCATTCCTCACAAAACAAAGAAGTTCAGGAAAAAATGAAAAAAACAAATCTTGAAAGATTAGGTGTAGAATTCCCAGCACAAGATAAAAATGTTAGATCAAAATATTATAAAGCTATAATAGATAAAAATTTATTAAAATATGATAATTTAATAAATATAGATTATGAAAATAAAAATATGCTGTTTAAATGTGACTTCGGAGAAGAACACAATTTCAAAATATCAATAGATTTATTTCAAAATAGAAAAAGAACTAATATAAAATTATGCACAATTTGTAACACAAAATTTATGTCTCAATCTGAATCAGATTTTTTAAAAATATTTAATGATGGTATAATATTACACAGTAGAAGTATAATAACACCTTTAGAATTGGACGCATATATTCCAGAATTAAAATTAGCATTTGAATTTAATGGTTTATATTGGCACAGTGAGGTAAATAAAGAAAACAATTATCATGTGAATAAAACTGAAGAATGCGAAAAGAAAGGTATACAATTAATTCATATTTATGAAGATGATTGGTTATATAAACAAGATATAGTAAAATCTATAATATTAAACAAATTAGGCAAATCTGAAAGAATTTTTGCTCGTAAGACAGAATTGAAAGAGATTGATGATAACAAAATAGTTAGAGAGTTTTTAGAAAAAAATCACATTCAGGGATTTGTTGGTTCTAAAGTTAAAATTGGATTATTTTATAATGATGAATTAGTAAGTCTGATGACTTTTGGTAATCGCAGAGTTGCTATGGGCAAAAAGTCCACAAAAGAAGGAGAATATGAATTATTAAGGTTTTGTAATAAACTTAACACCAATATTGTTGGTGGTGCGAGTAAATTATTTAAATACTTTATTAAAAATTATAAACCAACAAAAATTACAACTTACGCTGATAGAAGTATTAGTCAAGGTAAGCTATACGAAACATTAGGATTTGAATTTATTGGTAAAACTGATCCAAACTACTATTATATTATTAATGGAGTTAAATATCACAGATTCAATTTTAGAAAAGATTTACTAGTAAAGCAAGGATATGATAAAAATAAAACTGAACACGAAATAATGTTAGAAAGAAAGATATATAGACTTTATGATTCTGGAAATTTAAGATATATTTATAAATTATAAATTAAACTTATCCGCTTCATATTGCATCATAACATCTTCTATAGTTTTTCCTACATATTTTATATAATTAGAATGAATAATAATCATACCATCTTTATCAAAATATTGTTCAATATTAAAATCTATATTATGATATTTTATTTGAACATTCTTGTTAACTTTATTAACAACAACAATTTGTCCAATATTATTCTCTAAAAAATAAATATATTTATTTGGTGATACACCAGAAGCAAAAGCTTCGCTAACGTTTAGTAAAACATAATCATTTACTTCAATTTCATTTGTATTAAAAAATTCATATATTTTCAAATGTTTCATATTACAAATTATAATTTTCCATTGATATCATAGCTTCAACTTCTTCTTTTGTTTTTGCATGATATTTTATTTGAGTCAAAACAACCGTATAATATTTATTTTTATAGAGCCAAGTTTTCACATCTTTCGGAGCATTTTCATATGATATTTTAGCAGTCAGATCATCTGCATAAATTTCTTCTATTTGACCAATAGTATCATTTAAAAAAATAGTTAACGGAGAAACTCTATTATATCTATAATTATAATACAGCAAAACATGATCACCAACAGCAATATCACGCAAATAAACAACAAATTCAAATTTTTTCAAATGCGTCATATTAAATATTATATTTTGTAGATACGATTTTTAGTTCTAGTTCATCTATTGTTTTAGCATAATATTTTATATCACTAATATGTCTATCAATAGAATCATACATATCAAAAACATATCTAACATCTGATGGTATATTTTTATATTGAATAGTAACAATACTATTACGTATATTTGTTATTTTTCCGATATTATTATTCACAAACAAAAAAAATTTGTACTTATTAGTTTTCGATAAGACATCAATATATAAAAAATCAATATCCAATAATACATAGTCACCGATTCTAATATCACCGATATTGTACATATGTTCAAACTTTTTCAAATGTTTCATAGTTCTATATATAAAAAAAAAAGAGTAGAATTAGAAGAATTACTACCGTTGATAATGAAAGCTAAAGGTGAGATTGAATTTAATTGTATTGTAAATGGAAGATTTTTAAAATCCATAAACAATCTTAATCAAATAGATTTGTATGCAATAATGATAGAAGACTCTGTAAGAATTTTAGATATACTAAAAAGAAGATATGCGGATGTTGTAAATAGTGTTAAATATAATTTATAAAAAGAGTTGAAATTAAATTTCAACTCTTTTTTATTGATAACTTTGTTATCATAAATTATATTTTTTTGCAGCTCTAACACAGTCATCAACAACAATTTTTTGTGTATAAGAATCACCAAATCTATCGCCAGTAAATTCCTCATAATCTGGAACATTATTAAAAAATTTATCAATACTTTTTAATAATTTTTAAAAATATTCACTTTCAATATTAATTTCGACATCAGAATCATTATTAATTATTGTCAATATATTATTATATAAATATATCTCAACACCTTCACTTATATAAGTGTTATATTTCCTACCTATTAATATCTCTTTAATAGAAGTTAAATCCTCTTGTACAAGTTATAAAACATAATCATCATTATCAATTTCAAATAATCCTGTATGACTCATAGGACTAACACCAAAATTCACATTTTTCACTTTCAAAATATTTCAAATGTTTCATAGAACTATATATTAATTATTTTTCCAAATAAATTTCAATTGTCCAGAATCATAAATTCTATAGATTTTTCGTTCTAGCATTATCTCTTTCTCAGTTTTTTCTGGATCAAAACCATCTTTTATAAGAGCATCCTTTCTAAAATTAAATCTATTTTTTCTAAGTCCATCAACAACATAATAGTAATTAGATTGAGATTTGTGAACAAAATCAAATCCTAATTTATAATACAAATCACCTTGACTCCAACTTCTATCTGCATATGTTATAATTTCTTTTGGACTATAATTATCAGTAAAATATTTAAACAACTTAGATGCACCACCAATAACATTCGTATTTAATTTATTACAAAATCTTAATAACTCATAACTTTCTGGTGAACTTTTTATTCCCATATTCTTTCTCTGCTTACCAAAAGTCATCATACTAACAAACTCTTCATTATAATATAATCCAAATTTAAATTGTGAGCCAATAAATCCTTGAATGTGATTTTCTTCTAAGAATTCTCTAACTATTTTATTATCTGTTATTTCTTTTAATTCTGTTTTTCTAGCATATATTTTATTCGGTGTCAGGTTTAGAACATTTAAAATCCTAGAACGAACAATTTCATTTTTATATATCCAATCATCTTCATATATGTGAATAAGCTTTATACCATTAGACTCACACAATTCTGTTTTTTTTAAATGATAATTTGAGTCTTTATGTAATTCATTGTGCCAATAAATTCCATTAAATTCAAATCCAATTTTTAATTCTGGTAAAAAAACATCCAATTCATAAGGAGATATAATCTTTTTGGAATTTTCAAGAATATCATTGAAATATTCACCTTTAACAAAGGATAAAAAATCATGCTCAGACATAGAAGTTTGATTAAAATGTTCTGGAAAACACTCATTACACATATATCTGGCAAATTGCTTTCTAGATTTATATAATTCAAAGCTAATTTTGAAAGTGTGTTCCTTACCTGCATCACATTTTATAGTATATTCTCTATTATCAGAATCTATATTAATTATATTTTCATCATTAGATATTTTATTATATATCCAGGTATTTTTTCTCTTCTCTTGAACATCATTTACAATATCTACATTTTTATATGGGTTCAAAACACCATAGTTTTTAAATAATGTTTCTTTAGATTTTTGTAAAATTTCTGGAATTTGATATGGATATTCTACACCATATCTATCCATCATAGTTTTTAAATAATTTTCTTTATAATTACTCTTTTTAAAAGATTTTATTCTTTTTATTTTTAATTCTTCAGATTTATTTGGATTATCAACTCCATAATTTTTAAATAGTGTATCTTTTGATTTCTTTTGAACTTCATCATTCTGCAATGGACTATTACTACCATATCTTTCTTGATTAGTTTTTATCATTTTTTCTTTAATATCACTATTCATTCCTGGAGCTTTAGTGCCAAACTTCTGATAAGATTTATCTTCTTTTATTTTTTTTATATTTGGATCACTACTCACACAGGCATTAGAACAATAATTATTATAACCTAATGTTGAATTTTTAAAATTTACTAAATTTTTACAATTTGGATTTGAACAATATACATTATTTTTCAAATCATTAACATAATGATAAACTTTTTCTTTAAACGGCAAATCAATCAATTTATCATTACAAAATTCTATAACATCATTAAAAATTTCAGGATAATTTTTTTTAACATATTTTTCTACATACATTCTACCAGATGCACCATTCTCTATTTTTATTGTTTCTATATTATTCATATTATATATGTTTCTATTTCTCCTATATATAATTATTTTAATAAAATTTATAAAAAAAGAGAAATAATTTCTTATTTCTCTTTTTATTTAATAATATTTTTTGATTATTTGAATCCCATTGATTGAATATCACCTTTTTTAAGAATTGTAATATTGTTAACAATAATACCCATCCCCTTGATAATCTCGACATAAGTATCCAAAACGCCCATCTGTAAGTCAATCACATAATTTGTATTATTGGTATCATCGCAAACATTCCAGAAGTCATAAAATGCATCATTATCCAACATATCCTTACAAATTTTATCTGCACGATATTTAATTTCTGCTCGTATTTCTGCAGTATTAAATGACCATTGATATCTTAATAACATATCATACAATCTATTTTCAAGTTCTATAAGAACTTCTCTTGAGTGTAATATACTTAAAGATGAATATGGAAACACTTGTGCTGTTGATTCACTATTTATACAGTAGCCATTATTTATCTTATAAGCAATTGGATTTGCATTCATTTGATATAAGTTTTCTAAGTCAGTGTTAGTGAAGTCCATTTCAGTTTTAGTGATGCTTTGAACTCTACCGTTAGTTATACCAGCGCATATTGTCCATGGAACCATACCTGCAATATTTGATGTAAATTTTTGCATATAAGTTGTTGCTGCGAATGATGCTGGTGGAACCATTTTAGGTATACCATTATCATAAATTCTAACATATGGGAAATAATAACCAACGCAACTTCTACCATCTACATTACCATGGGGTTTAGCAAATTGATAATAAAAATTTGGATTTTTAGATTCGTCTGCACCAGTTTTAACATATTCAAGATTAAGTGATCCGTCAACATTAACAAATGATGGATTCGTAGATTCTTTGAATATTTTAGCACTTGGCATATTAATAAATCCTAAACAGTTCAATTTTAAACCGCAAAGATCGGCAAGTTGTTGCTTTGAACCATAACCGTCCATTGGAATAAGTCCCAATCCAAAAGAGTCAACAAGATATCTCCAAGATATTTTATTTTTATTTGCTAATGCTTGTGCAAGATTGGTATCTTTAGCTATAACATCCAATATTAAATTTTGTCTTGCATCAGTACCATCAGGTATAGAATCATTATTTATAATAAACGGAGTTAGAACTAATGCTTTATATTCATCAACATAAGCATCAACTGATGGATATGAGAATGTTTGATAGCTCACTTCTGTTGTACCTGTTGCTGAATCATAATCTTGTATTTTTATTGGAGCATCAGTATAAATAATTTTCAAATTAACATTGTTTGGATCGTTTTTAACATTTATAACTCTTGTCATTGTTCTAGGAACAGAGCCTTCTAAATAACCAGCGCCGTTAGGTGCTTGCCAATTAACTTCATCATAATAAGCAGCTAAGAAACTACCATTTGTTATTTCAGAATATCTATTTTTATCAATCCAAATTTGTTGAATAGTTGTTAGGTCGTTACCATACCAGTCTACAATTTGAATAGATTGTTCCCAATTGGATCTATTTGAATGTATTATTAATTTTTCAGAATAATTTGACAACCAATCACCATAAACTACTTCACATGAAGAATCAGGATTAATAGATGTTAAAAAATTAACAGTCAACAAACTATCTTGATCTATAAACATTTTTAAGAATATTTTGTTTGTTGTTCCACTATTATTATTAACATAGAAATAATCTAAATTGTTAATAACACCATTATAATAATCTTGATACAATGCTGAATATGTTGCAACGATACCAGTTTTACTTGTTGTACCAAGAACATTAAATCTAGTTTTAAGAGAATTTGTGTTTATGCTATTTTTATGTAACAAGAATTCGTTGTCTATATAATATAGTAAGAATGATGTTCCACTGTAGCAAAATTGCGGATCATCTACATATATCTTAATACTTGCATCTGTTGTTGTTGTCGCATCTAATGTAACAGTTGAAGCAACTGGCACTTTATCACCAGATGTAACACCATAAGTTGTTTTAACTAAAACACTTTTTGTACTTATTTTATCATATATTTCATAGAAAGAATGTATTGTTCTAAGATAATTGTAATCATTATATATACCAGTTTTTCCAGCAGTATTTGTAAATTTAATATTCATATAATCGCCTAAACTATCAGAGCTATCAGATATAGAAATACCGTAACCTGATATATAATTAAGAGGTACATAACCATTATTATCTACGCTAACAGGATAATATGTTAAAGTAGATGTTGAACCAGAATTAACAGTAAGAGTATAACCTAAAATTAAAGTGCTATCCAAACTAAGAGTATATTGTGGTTTAACAGCACCATTATATGTGTTGGATGTTGTACCATATAAAACATTAATGGTATTATCTGGTGTAAGATATAATACATCATATCTTGAACCAATTTGTGTTGTAATACCACTTAATGTAACACTATCTTGTGTAATACCACTAATTAATGTTCCACCGATAACATAATAAGCGTGTGCATCTATATTAAATACAACTTTTAATGTTTGTCCAGTAATATTAGTAATAGTATCTGTAAGAACCTTCACATTATAAACATTACCATTTGTGAAAGCACCAGTTCTATCATCAGCACCTAAAGCTAAATAATCAACTTCATAACTATTAGGAAAAGTAGTAATAACATTATTACTAGAATCTAAATATTTTTGAGTATACACCAATTCTTCTTTTAAATTTGTTTCATACGACATAAATTTAATAGAACTAATATCATGATCAACAATTGTATCACCTAATATGTCAAGATTACCCAATTTGAAATCGGCTTCCAAAAGTGAATCTTCATTATATGTGCAGAATAATCCAGTTTTATCAGTATTATTGTTTATAACTGTTTTAATATACATATCTCTATTATTTAAATCTACAAAATAAGGTAATAATGAAACATCATAACTTGCTAAAATGGTAACATTTCTTTCATTTAAGAAATTGCTAACTTGCGTTTTCATCAAACCATTTTTATTAAAATATTTACCAAATGTTAAATCATTAGATAATGTTGTATAATCTGACCAATTACCAGCAACTACAATAACACTAATAATATAATCAGACATCCAATCTCTATGATCTATATATGATGGTACTTTAGTTTTATCACCATACCAATCTAATGCTGTGACATCAAATCCAGTAATATTTGATTTAAACATAAATACTGTAATATCTTTATCACTCATATTGGTGATATGAAACAATCTATCAGCATCTTGAACTCCATAGTTTGCAGCTTTTACAACATTAAGAAACGCATCAGTATCTCTTTCCCAGAAATCTTGTCTATTATAGAATGATTCATAAGCAGCTCTATTAACTGCACCATTTGTATTTTTTGCTGACACAGATATTGATTGCCAGTCTACTTTATCTCTATTAGGATTTGTTGCTAATAGATTTAGTGCCCAAACTGGACCACTTTTCAACATTTGTTTCACAGTCTTGTGAAAAAATGATCCCTTATTTTCTAATCTTCTATCGTCATCACCATATATAGCTGTGAAATCAACAGGATTAGTTACGTATATAGGAGTATTAATTGGACCTTTCTTTGAAAAACCAGGCACAAGATTGATAAGTACATCTTGTACTGGAAGTTGGACAATACTACTATCAATTTCTTCAATGAAAATACCAGGTCTTTTGTATTTCCCAAAATCTTTGTCTTTGATTGGCATAATTTAAAAATTATTTTTTATGTATATATTAATATATTTTTTGTAAAAAAATCATATTTTAATATTTTACTCAACATTATATATTAAATCTATTTTATGAAAAAAAATCAAAAAAACATGCAAGATTAATTCAAAAACATTTGGATAATTGAGTTATTTTTATTATTTTTGTTAAAGGTGAAAATAAAAAAAACAACTAATTATTTAATATAGTTAAAGTATTGATTATCAGATTTTAACATTTTTTTTACAAAATAAATAAGAATTTAACTAAAAATGTCAAATATTTTTATTAAATTTGTAGAAGGAGATAAATATTAAAAAAATGTATTAAATAATTAAAAAAAAATATAAACAAAGAACAACTTTTATAATATATAATAAATTAAACTATAAATATGGGGAAAAACAATAATGAACTTGAGGTTCAATTCGAAGAAAGAACAGGAGTAAACTTTCAATTTTTTTACAAAAATCACAAACCAAAATTAATGTGGTATATCACAAAGTTCACAAAAGATGTTGAGATAGCCGAAGATCATGTAGAAGATGCTTTTATTCAGGCACTATTAAACATTAGTACTTATAAAAGACCAGATGAAGGTGGTGCACAAGTAAACACTTGGGTTTACAAGATTGCGGAGAACATCGTAAAAAAATCACACAAAGATAGTGAAAGATTACCAACAGATTCTTTAGATAAAGATATGGCAATAAATTTCAATCTATCCAATGTAGTACCGTATGAAGATGATAGAAAAGAAGCTGAGGAATATAATATATTCGTCAAAAAAGCAAACATTATTAAAGAAACAATATATGGCTTACCTGACAAAGACTCAAAATATAAAAAGGTTTTAATAATGAGGGAAATTGAGGGAATGGCATACAAAGAAATTTCAGATGAATTAAATATTAATCTTTCTACAATAAAATCACAAATCAAAAAAGGTAGAAACATAGTTAAAAAGAAAGTTTTAAAGAAATTTCAAGAAATTGATTACAACGACACAGAAGAATGATATCCTACGAATCATCAAAATGGTACACAAAAATGTGGAGAAACAGATGGTATTTATATGCCATGTTTCTTCACATAAAAAACTTTGTTGATATTCAGCTATGGTTAGACTATATTATACACAATCAACTTGAAGATCAAGATAAAAAAATTCTAAAAAATAAATGGAAAGAAATAAAAAAACATGTTGAACTAAGTAAAATGTACAAATTCTCATCAAAAAACTATAGAGAAGATTAAAAAACCTTAAATATTTTCATATTTATTTTTTTATTAAAAATAATATTATACTTTTGTATCAGATATTTATTTATAAAAAATAAAAATATGACTAACAAAAATTCAAACTACAGTTTCTCATCAAAAACTAAAAACATCAAAAATATTTTCAACTCACCAGACTATAAAGATTATAAAGAAAAAAAAGTAAAAACACAAAAACGTAAAGAAACTATTTACAAAATCACGTCTATTAATAGTTCTACAGAAAGTGTAAAGTATTTAATAATAGCAAATGTTATTATATTTATAGTAAGTTTTTATTTAATACCAAACAGCATTAATGATTTTGCGCTATATAATATTACTAATAATAGTTTTCAACCTTGGCAAATTATAACATCCATGTTTCTACATGGAAGTATAATGCACATATTATTCAATATGCTTGCATTATATTCAATAGGAAACGCTGTTGTTCAAACCATAGGTGATAAGAAATTTTTACAATTATATTTTCTCAGTGGAATTATAGGAGGAATATTATGTATGTTATTCTGTTATAGTCCAGTTGTTGGTGCATCAGGCGCAATCTGTGGAGTATTATCAGCAATGGCTATTTTAGCACCAGACACAAAAATATATTTATTCTTTGTTATACCGTTAAATTTGAGAAAATTTACATATGGTTTTATGATATTCTCACTAATATTTGGTGTATTATCTATGATAAATCCAGCATATGGATTTGGTGTAGCACACTTCGGGCACTTAGGCGGATTAATTGGTGGATATGCTCTTACTTATTATTGGAAAAAGAAACATAATTATACATTATACAAATAATTAGAAAATAAATATCAAATAAAAAATAGATAGATAAAGAAAAAAGAAGCATTAAATTATAAAGAAAAATTATGAAAAAAATATTTTTTATATTATTACTGATAACAGCGCCATTATTTTGTATAAACAACGTTTCTACAATTTATGCTAAGCAGCAAACAAATACCGAAAAATTTATAAATGATATTGACACAATACAAAATAAAGTAGATACATCATATATTATAGTTAAAAAAATAGGTAAAATATTATCACAGGAAACAAAAACATATGGTTTAAAAAAAACAATACAAATAAATAGTCCGATATTTGCACCAGCTTTCGTTTTTTTAGTATTATTTCTACTTTATTTGAAAGGAAGAAAAAAATAATTTGGTGGTTTAATAAATAAATAGTATATTTGCACAATAATTAAAAACAAAAAAATATGACAGATTTTTATAAACATGTAATCCCTGGACAAATGCACGAAAAGCTAACCGAAGCTGTCGTAGCAATGATGGCAACTGGTAATTTACCATACTATGGCGAATTTGCATTATTCATGAATTTTTATGAGACAAAAAACAATCCATATGTTCCTACAGCAGGTGTTAATGTTACATCAGCAGGTATGAACTTCTATTGGGATAGAAAGTTTATTGATAGCTTACCACAGTCAGAAATTAACTTCCTTTTATTACACGAAGAATTTCACTTATTATTTGATCACATCAAACGTAGTGTTGGTTATGACCACCGCTCAGCAAACATTGTACAAGATATGATTATCAATCAAATTATATTTGATGATATCATGAAAAAGCAAGGACTTGGTTCTGGCTCAAAACCTTTTATTAGTATACCTAAAAATATGTTTGGTAAAAACAGTGCTCTTTTTATTCCAAAAGAATATAAAGGTGAAGAAATCTTTGAAGATTTATACGAATGGTATGTAAACAAGAAAAGAGAATGGGAAGAAAAAAATAAGGAGAAAGTTCAGCAAATGAAAAAAGAAGCTGGAAAATGTCCTAAATGTGGTTCATCTATGGAACAAGGCGAACCTGATCAAAACCAAAAAGGAAATCAAAAAGGTAAAGGAAAAGGTGAAGAAGGTGAAGAAGGTGAAGGACAAGAATCTGAACAAGAAGGACAAGGTAATGGTAACAAATGTCCTAACTGCGGACACGAACACAACAATAACAAATCTCGTCAAGGACAGAAAGATACTGCTGGAAATGACAGATATGGTAAGAACGGTAAAAATGATGCAGAATGCTATTCACTTGATACTATTTTTGAAGGTGAAGAAAGAGAAGAACAAAATACTCTTGATGTTCACTTAGGTGATGATATACCTCAAGAACTTAAACGTGAAATCGTTGAATCGGCTATGACAAGACTTAAAAATCGTGGATTGACTGCAGGTGATGTAGAAGCTATTCTTAATAAACTTCGAAAAACTAAAAAAGATTATCTGAAAGAAATCAAACGTGCAATGAGTAGTCATGTTTTTGGTTCTAAAAAACAAAAAACAATTGTTCGTCCAAATCGTAGAGGTATTGCTGGATTAAAAGGTAACAAAAAATACAAAAACGAAATTAATGTTCTTCTTGATACATCTGGTAGTATGAGCGGAAGTTTTGAAAAAGTTTTATCATATATTTTTCAGAATGACATCACAATTAACTTAATTCAAGTTGATGCGAAAGTTCAACAAGTTGTGAAAATTCAAAACAAAAAAGAGCTTGAAAAGATGCGCATAATGGGTCTCGGCGGGACTTCATTAATGCCAGGTATAGACTTCATAACAGATAAAAAGAACAAGTTGTACATGTTTGCAAATGTGATTTTAACTGACGGATATACTGACAGTTTAAATTTTAAAGATGTGAAAACCAAGACTTTAATATTATCTACTTCAGAAAAATGTCCAATAGAATTTGATAATGGTAGAGTCAAGCAAATCACAAATATTGATAAGCAAGATTAAAAAACAAATAAAATCCAAATTTTTTAAATTTGGATTTTATTTTTATATTTATTCTCAGTTAAACGTACTTTTTGACAATTTATTGTATTTTTAATAAAACACAAATTTTCAATACTATCAATTTCATAAACCGAATTATTATTAAAAAACCATAATAACAGCTAATTTTATGATCCATAGTAGGATAGTTTTTATCGTTTGAATACAAACAAAAATTATCCTTAATATATTCACCATCATAATAATCATATCCATCCCAATTTTCAAGCAAATCTTTTTTTATAAATAATTTCATTATTTCTTGTACAATCAAAAAAATAGTAGTATATTTGCAATCTAATTAAAAATAAAATTTATTAAACTATTTAATTATTTTTGAAAAAGCACAACAGTTATAATATTTAATAAATCTGTTATAGAATTTGGTGTATTCATTCTAACTATATTATTATTTGTTAGAATATTAATTAAACTTGATTATTTCAATATAATATCATTAAATCACAATTAAAAAATTAAAAAACAAAAAATTTTAAAATATGAACAAGAAAAAAAATATTCTAAATTTATTCACTCAAGACACTCAGTACAACTATCATGTTGTTAAAACAACTGAACCTGATGGACATTTGGTTTATTTAATGAGAAACGGTTTAGAACTAAACACAGACTCATTAGAATTCAAACCGACATCTATTGCTGAAGAACTTGTTAAAGAATGCGATGTAAAAATTGAAAAATTTGCACCATCGATATTCTTCACAGAAGAAACAGATACTGATGAATTGAAAATAAAACTCAATTTTAAACTTTACGACTCAAAAGATTTTTCAAATTTTATTGAAGAAGTTAAAGATGAATATAGAATTCTAGAAGTTAAAGACTCTATGTTGTATAAGAATGATCCTGAGTCTTATAAAGCGTCTAAACAGAAAGAGCATGATGAACATCAAAAAGAACTTTTTGGTAATTATATTAAGCAACTTGAAGAAAAAAAGAAAAAGAGAGAAGATTATCTTATAGCATACAATAACGATTTGACAAAATTACTTAAAGAGCATTTTGAAAGTGTTATTGAATATGAAAAGAGAGACTTCAATTTTCATTCTGAACTTGAAAAATTATTAGGTAATCTTGTAGACGATGAAACGTGGATTAAAGTTGATGATAAACCATTTTCGTGTAATGTAAAAGTTTGTTCAATAGAACAAGATAAAATGAATGTTTTCTTAACAGATAAAAATGAGTATTCATTTACTGCAACATTAAGGTTTGATAAAACTTTACTTTTAACAGAAAATATTGTTAAAATAAATAAAGGTGATAGTCTACCAAAAATTATGCAAGATTTTGAAGTGTTATCGCAAATATATGATATTAATACTAGTTCAGTTAATGATTGGGAATTTAAAAATGATACTGATAAAATTGAATATATTATAGACTATCTGGTTCCAATTTTTAAATTGGAAAAAGACAGAAAACAAGAAGAATATCTCAAATCTTTTGATGAAGATGAAGATGAAGATTTAGAAAAAGAATAATAATAGTTAAAAAACAAAAAAATAATAAGAATATATTTTGATATATGGAAAAAAAGATATATCTTTGTATTATAATTAAAGCAAATAAAAAATCGTAAAATTAAAACAAGTAATTATGACAGAAAAAAATGGCAAATTTGGAAACGCTATCAAATTTGAAGAAGCAAACAATTTCCCAGAAGGTTTCAGTTCTCTATCTGATAGAGAAAAACGATACTTCAAAATTATGAATGCAAAGAGTGGTGTTCTTTATATTACATCGGCACCAGGCTATGCGAAATCAGCAATTATTAGAAATATCGCTAGAAAATTAGGATGCCAGTATTTTGATATTCGGTTATCAATGGTTGATGAAACTGACGTTGGTTTGTTTCCTGATATTGATAAAGTTGAAATCAATGGTCAAACAAAAAAGATGTTAGCACACGTTGCACCTAAATGGGCATATATGGCAAACGAAAAACCAACTATCATTCACTTTGAAGAGTTGAACCGTTCTACACTTGCTGTACGAAATGCCGCTTTACAGATGCTTCTTGAACGAGAAATCGGTACATTTTTCAAATTTAATGATAATGTTATGATGTGTTCTTCTGGTAACTTAGGTGAAGAAGACGGCACTGACGTTGAAGAATTTGACCAGGCGCTTAATAACCGTTTGATTCATATTGAACATCAACTTCCTTATCCAGAATGGGTAGAAAATTATGCAGATCAAAATGTTTGTCCAGTAATCGTTCAGTTTTTGAAAACACATACTGAACATTATTACAAGAAACCAGATCAGCAAAATCAACGAAACAAAGCTTACGCTACACCTCGTTCTTGGACTTTCCTTTCTGATTACATTTTCGCAAACTTTGGTGAGTATACTGAAAGACTTGACAGCTCTGGTAACACAATCACCAATCTTGATGGAACAAATAAGAAATTCAAAAAATTTCCAAATGTTCGTACTTGGATTAATGATATCAAAGAAATCGGGCACGGTTATGTTGGAGCTTCAAATGCAAGATTTATAAGATATTGTGAAGATACTCTTAAAATCACACTTGATGATATTCTTAACAGATATGATGAAATTGAAGATGATATTAAAAACTTCAACAGAGATAAGAAATCTGAATTGCTTACCAACATGAAAGAACGTAAAATCTCTCAGTTGAAAGTAAAAGAAGTTGAAAACCTTGTAAAATTCCTTCAAATCATCTCTGATGATGAAGTTATTGGTTATTTGCTTCACGTACTTGATGCTGAATATACATTATCTGAAGATAATAAGGATAATAGAGCAGCTGAAAAGTTCCTTGCTGATAAACGCTTCAACAAATTTAGAGAAGCTATGATGAAGCACGTTGATGATGATGATGAAAAATAATCATCAACAAAATAAAGATTATAGCCGTTCATTTTGAATGGCTATAATTTTTTTAAAATTAAAAAAAAATAAAAAAGCTAACTTAAATTAATCAGTTAGCTTTTTTATTTCTATTACTTTTTTAATAGCATCTGTAACATCTTTAGGCTGAATAGCTTTAGAACAAACATAATCATTATTCTTAGGACAAAATTTCCAATCAAAAGGATTATATGTTATGTTAGAATCATGCCAGCAGCCATTACAAACAGAAGAATTAAAAACTCTGAAATTATTGCGTTTAAACTCATTAAAAGGTTTTGTGAATCCACTTATCATAACAACTGGAGTACCAACACCCCAACAAACCCAAGCCAATCCTGAGCTAATTGTTATCATCATATCTGCATATTTCATATCAACTATTCTATCTTCTAAAGGATAATTGCCAGTTTTATCTATAACGTATTTTGATTTTGGTGCTTGATTATAACTACCTTGAACACCAAAATTTTTATTTTTATCTATCAACACAACTTTATAACCATTTCTACCAAGAAAATCAAAAACTCTTTCCCAACCAAAAGGATTGTTCCAATATTTTAATTGAGCTGTAGATTGCATTGCAACAACAACATATTTACCTTTAATTTTAGGTGCTGAATTTTCTGGAATATTAATTTTTGGTACAACTTCTTCATCAGGTAATCCTAATATCATAGGTGCAATACTCTGAAGTGATTTTGTTCTATAATCAAAATAGCCAACACAGTTATTGTATTTTTTGTTCTCTATATACCATGAGTCTGGAGACAAAACACCATTTAAAATATATAATTCAGGTCCATAGTCTATTTTAAATTTTTTATCAACATCAGTTATATAATCTGAATTTGAAATATCTGTAAATATGACATCTGGATATACTTTATCAAACAATTTATTATGTGAAGTATGAACAATAACTTTTACATTATTAATTTTTCTATATTCATCAACATAAGGAATCCAAGCAACAGTATCACCTATAGAATCAGAACCAAACAAAATATAAACACTATTAAACTTGTTATTTTTATTTCTATCAAAAACGACAACATTATTTGATGTTACTTTTATAGATATATTTTTATCATCAATATCATTCAACTTTGACCAATGATTAACTCGTAAAATAGAAGAATATTCAACATAATTTGTATCTAAATCTATAAAATCAACAGTATATTCATTCATATCAGATTCATCACCTAATATTTCTAAAAATGCGGAATTGTCATTAAAGTTCGTTAGAAATTTTGTCATTATGAAATATCAATTTTATCTATAAATGTCTTTATATCATCTACTTTTAATCTTTTACCAGAAGAAACAACATTATCATTAATCACTAATGCTGGAAGGTTCATAACTCTATATTTTACAATTTCTTGGATATCTTCTTCCTTAATAACTTCAGCATCAATATTAAATTTATTTAAAGTAAACCTAACAGTGTTTTCTAATGCTTTGCAATTTGAACATCCAGTTCCTAATATTTTTATAATCATATTAATTTATAATTTATTATACTGCTTATACCTTTCGATAAAGGTTAAAAAGGACAACAGTCATTATTTCAATGAATTATCTTCGATTTCGTCATTTTTATAAATGCTTGAAATATATGCTATTAGCAAAAACACTTAACCGAAGTGAATAAGCAGTTTTATTATTTTAAAAAATGAGGATATTATATTGATTATCAACTAGTCACATTTTGACCAAGAACAATCCAAACACGACTTGCACCCATTTTCATATTTTAATGCGTGTGAACCACAATCTGGGCAAACTTCACCAGATACTGTAGAATTAATATATTTCTTTATAATTCTTTTTACACCGCTTTTCCATGTTCCAAATGCAGCATTATCAGATAATTGTAAACTATCAATAAGGGCAATAACGCTTGGTAAATGTATTCTATGTCTTAAAAAGGCAGATAAAAGTTTACTTGTGTTCCAGAATTCTCTATCAAAGGCTCTATTAAGTCCTTCCATAGTTATATTATAGCCATCTTTATCTTTATAAATAAAGTCATATCTACTCTTACCGTCTTCATCTTTAAATTTTACAATTTCTCCTTTTTCAATATTCTGAGGAATAAAGAATGCATCAGATAATCCTGTAAATAATTCATATGGATATTTTTGTCCTTTTTCATCTAACATTAAACCTAAAAATCCAATCCATTTTTCTTTGTTGTTAGTGAATCTAACAACTTCACATTCCAATCTTTTTGGTCTAGGTTTAGCGTTATTTTCTTGTACTTCTTGTACAGCATTTTTAGTTGTTCCTTCATTTGACATAATAACGCCTTGTCTTGAACCATCACGATAAACTGTTATACCTTTACATCCACTTTTCCATCCAGTTTCATATACCTTTGAAACTAGTTCTTCAGTTGCAGAATTTGGTAAATTTACAGTTACTGATATTGAATGATCAACATATTTTTGAACGCTACCTTGCATTTTAACTTTCTCAACCCAATCAACATCGTTCGCTGTTGCTTTAAAATATGGAGATTTTTCTATAATTGATTTCAATTCAGAATCTTTCATAGATTTAACTAAATTAACATCATAATTATTAACATTAAGCCAAGTTTCAAACTTATGATGAAAAACATTATATTCTTCCCATTTTACACCTTCAGCATCAATATAGTCAACTTTTCCATTTTTATCACTAGGATTTATTTTTCTACGTCTCTTATAAGAAACCATATATGCTGGTTCTATACCTGATGTTGTTTGAGATAAAATTGAAACTGAACCAGTAGGAGCGATAGTAAGTAATGCAATATTTCGTCTGCCATATTCTTTCAACATTCTATCCAATTCTGGATCATCATTTTTTAATCTTGAAATAAAAGGATTATTAAGTTCTTTATTATAATCATAGATAGGAAAAGAACCTCTTTCTTTTGCCATAATAGCAGAAGATTTGTATGCGCCAATAGCTAATTTTTTATGAACTTCAGTTGAAAAATTTGTAGCATCTTTTGTACCATAAATTAATCCAAGAGCAGCTAACATATCACCTTCAGCTGTTATACCTAAGCCTGTTCTACGACCAGTTATTGCCATATTTTTTATTTTAATCCAAGTGTCTCTCTCAACTCTTTTAGTGTGTTCATTTTCTGGATCCAATTCAATCTTTTCAAGTATTTTTTCAATTTTTTCTAATTCAAGATCAACAATATCATCCATAAATCTTTCAGCATATATAACATGCTCATTAAATAAATTCCAATCAAAATATGCATCTGGTGTAAACGGATTAACAACATAACTATAAAGATTAATAGCCAATAACCTACAAGAATCATATGGGGATAAAGTTATTTCGCCACAATTTTTCACACATATGCCACCAGATGTAATATATTTATCATCCTCTGTTTTTGTAATAACATTATAATTGTGATTATCATCAACCGTAATATTATAAACATCTTCATATCCATAAAAATTAACACTAACAACTTTATGATTAGTAACAACTTGATTTTTGAAATTTGCAAAATTTTCAAATCTAAAATCATTCCATAATGATTGAGGTAAATTATTTTCCTTAGCATATTTTATCCAACTTCTTGATGTAAAATTTCCATCTTTTTCAAAAAGATTTCTAGCGTGTTTTAATATTTCATTGTTTGATATGTTTATATTTTTTGTATTTTTTTCGCCAGGATGAGAAGCAAATTTAAATTTTTGTTCCTTAGTTAAACTAAAATATGGATTATTTTTTCCTCTGATTCTATCTGAATGTAAATTTTGATGTTCATCTCTTGTCATAAGTTTCAAATTATCTATATTATCATTCTGATTATCAAAGTCAGAGTGATGAATATTATATAATTTATAATCTATTCCTAAACCTTTATAAAATTCATTAATTAATCTATATTGTCTTCTATTTCTAAATCTACCTCCTGACATTTTTTCTCCAGTTTGCGCAATTTGTCTATATCCTTTATTAGAATTAAAAGAATAAAATGATGAAATAGAATCATTTGGTAATAAATCTTTCAATTCTTTATATGTATTATCTTTTAAATATATTTTATGATCAGGTGTTGCAATAAATTCTGAATCATCATCAAGAATTAATTTCCAAACTTCTTTTTTAACTCCTGTTAATCTAGGATTTCTACCCATCTTTATTTCAATTTTACCTTCTTTATTAGTAGAATATACTGGCACATCTTTACCTTCTTCTACTAATTGTCTAATACTAACCGCATTTCTACCATCAGCAACTGCAATCAATGAATCACCAACTATACACGGATTCGTTGAAACAGTTTTAAACCCATGTTCTTGATAGCAATCTGGCACAGAATCTCTCATGATAGTGTCCCAAAAAAGGACACCTGGTTCAGCAGATTTCCAAGCATTATGTATAATTTTCTTCCACAATTTTTGAGCATCAATTTCTTTTGTTACATAAGGATCAATAGAATCTATAGGATACAATTGTGTAAACATTTTAGCATTCATAGCAGCTTCCATAAAACTATCAGAAATTTTAATTGATATGTTAGCACCAGTTACTTTACCATCTTCCAATTTAGCATCAATAAAACTTTCTGAATCAGGATGTTGTATTGAGCAAGTTAACATCAATGCTCCCCTTCTTCCGCCTTGTGCAACCTCATTTGTAGAATTAGAATATCTGCTCATAAACGGAACCAAACCTGTAGATGTTAATGCAGAATTTTTAACTGTTGATCCTAATGGTCTAATATGAGACAAATCATGACCAACACCACCTCTTCGTTTCATCAATTGTATTTGTTCCTCATCAATTTGCATAATAGAGCCATAAGAATCAGCATCATTTCCAATAACGAAGCAATTTGACAACGAAACAACTTGATTATCATTACCAATACCTGACATTGGAGATCCTTGTGGAATAATATATTTAAAATCTTTAATCAATTCAAAGATAAAATCTTCAGATAGAGGATTTTCGTATTTTGCTTCTATTCTATAAATTTCTCTAGCAATTCTTCTGTGCATATCATTTGGTGTCAACTCACTATAGACTGTTTGACCATCTTTTGTTTTTTTTAATGCATATTTATTAACCCAAACGTCTGATGCCAACACATCACCTTTAAAATATTTTAGCGTTTCATTGTACGCTTCTTCTCTTTTAAAATCCATATTATTATTTTTTTTTTATATAAAATTTATATTATTAAGGTTATTTAAATAACCACTCTGTTTTAACTCAACTATTAAATGTGTCGCATATTCTTTATCTAACAATTTAAACATATTGAAAATATTATCTGTAAAATAGTAAGAAAGCTCTACAAAAATTTCAGATTTTGTATATTCTTTACCAACATTATCTATAAGCATTCTATAATAATCATTAAATGCTTGTCTATTAGGTTTTCTTCTATTCGCTGAAAAATCCAAATCAGTTTTTTCTTGTAATAATTCATATACATCTCTCTGTAAATTAAGTCTATCTACATAATCTTCGTTAAATTTACTCTCAAACTCATAAATTGAGCCTGATTCAATCGGCAAACCATCGGAAAAATTAAAATCCTCTTGATGTAAAATATATTCTGATTCTTCAACATTCTCATCCACTTTTCCTTTAAATATAGTATCTCTTGATAATGAGTGCTTACCTTCAAGCTTATGATTATTAGTATTAAACTTAACCATTATATCAATATCACTCAAATCATCATCGTCGTCATCTGCATGTATTGTAGCATCTTCTGATTCAGCTTCTAAACTTTCGTCATCTAGCATATTCAAGTCTTCAATAAAATCCTCTATGTCCTCATCTATATTTTCATCTAAATCGTTCAACTCATTCAATTCTTCAAACTCTTCATTTTTTTTCATTCATTTTTATTAATTTTTTTAATTGTCATTTTGCGCCTACAAGCACGTCATTTTCCATAGTCAAAAACTTAGTATTAAAATCAAACCTAACTTGTTCTTCATGATGTTCACCATCTCGTAATTTTAATATCTTTAATCTATAGATATTATTTTTCTTCATTTCAGGATTTCTAATAATACCCCAAACTGAATCCGCAGTATCAGCAATGGCTTTACTTTCTGGAATATCACCCAATTTAATATCTGAAGCACCCCAAACAGCTTTATCAATCTGAGTAGCGGTAATTAATACGCACTCATATTTATCTGCAATCATTCTCAATCCTTCTGCTAAATGTTTACCTTTCAAATATAACATATTTGCAATTTCAAATCCTTTTTCAATAGACATAATATTTATATAATCCACAATAACCATATCAACCTTTAATCTCTTAACTTCCTCAAATTTCTTAATATAATTATCAATATCTGTAACAGTACAATCACTAGTGCTATATTTTTTAACAAATATTTTACCTGGTTTCGCATCAAATAAACTACCAACAGTTGATTGTGATTTAAGATTATTAAGTTTTTGCTTCATAAAAATAGGATCCTTTGATTTTTCATCATACTCATCAGAGTTAATTTTAAGCCTCATAGATCCTAATCTTTTCATAACCTTTCTATTTGCCATCTCTAATGTTATAATTAAAACATTAGAGCCAGCATTTGCACCATTTACAGCAATATTGTGTAACCACATACTATTATGACTTAAAATATCATTACTATAAAATCTATGATTCTCATCTTCCAATTGTAAATCATACATATTTGAAGATAAGTCTGTTTTATAACAAGAAATTATAGACTCCAAACCATTCTTAGTTATAATCTTATCGTTAGGTTTTAAGTCTTTAACAAAAACTTCTTTGAAATTTTCATCAAAAACTATGTGAGTATCAGCACAAAATAATTCCAAATTGTCTGTTTTTAATAACCACTCATCATACTCTATAGTTTTACCAATAGCTTTAATGTCAGACCAACCTGTATCAGTTTCAACTTCCCACTCATCTATTTCTATCGTATCTATAAATTTTCTATCAAAATTCATCATATTCTATTTATTTATAAAATCTATACATTGCTGTATAACTTCTTTTTTATTTTTATTATAATTATACTCCCAAATTACTAATGTTTCAAAACCAATATTCTCAAATGATATTTTTGGAGAATCCATTATTGTACTACACCTTTAATAGAATCATAGAACTCACCTATACCAATTTCTTCTATTCTACCAGTTTTTTTATTCTTAATTTTTATAAGTGTCTGATAATTAGTACATTTTCCAACATTTGTTTCTCCCATTATAACATTTAGTGTGGATTTACTCCATCCGCCACCTAAAATATTATCAATATTTGACCATCCTGTAGGAATACAATTCTTTGTTATATTTTGTTTGTGAGACTCAGGATCATCAAAATCATCACCCAAATCATTATCATCATCATCAACTAAAAAAACATTTCCAAACATCCCTTTAACTTTCTGTGCAATATCTGTAACACTTTCATAGTCAACAGTTTCAATATTACGAACCATATCAATAGCTTTTAGCATATCACCTTTTAGCTCGTTTTGTATTTTCCAAGCTTTAAATCTTGGTAGTAACCATTCTTCACTAATATCACTATTATCCGATTGAAGAAGAAGTTTTAAAACTTTATCGTTAATTTTTTTATCTTGATCAGCTAATGTTACCATTGAGTATATTTGCTGTACACTCGGCACAATGTGACTTTCGCTTCTCAGATATTCTTCTCTAATAACAGTATATACAAATTGTATATCCGAATTTCTAAAGAAAAACGGCTCAACTTTGGAAAACTGATCAGAATTATCTAAAATGTAGATAAAATAATGTTTTTCCATATTTGTGTTCATAACTTCTGCCATGTTGCGTATATTTTATATTTATTTTAAATTTTTTATTAATTAAATAGTGTATCATCATTATCAAGGTTGAATTCATCAGATGATAACATATCTTTATCTTCAATTTCATTCAATCTTTCATCTATATCTTCCAACTCTCTTAAACATTCATCATATGATGGATATTTAAAATAATCGAAAATGATTGGCTCCATTGCTTTCAAAACATCTTCAGTGAAAACCTTTCTATTAAATAACTGTTTTTCTGAAATAGTTTTATCTAAATGTTTAACATACCATCTATTTGATGGTTTGAATGTGATTTCACCAGTAGCTTTATCAACATCTTTTTTAACTTGAGCTATACCAATTTTTGGAAAATTTTCAAATGTGCAGAACAAATCTAATCCTTTAAATGGGTTTATACCTTTGCTATAATCAATTTCAAATTTAACTTTTTTAGGCTTAGCTAATCTATTTTTTGCAGATCTTGCTGTAATAATAGAACCAGATCTACCAAGATCCATCTCATCTTCTTCACCAGTTTTCAATTTAGAATCACTCAATATTAAAATTGTACTTGCAGCATAATACAAGCCTTCACCACCGCTCATAATAGTTTGTGGAAACATATCTTGACTTAAGTATACATGATTTGTTGCCACAAGAGGTATGTTTAGATAACCCAAATCGTTTGTAATAAGTCTAACAAGAGATTTAATTTGTTTAGCTCTTGTCATATCTTGTTTAACGTTCAATTTAAGTGTATCTTCTTTTTCCTTTTCGGATGACAACATGCCAATAGAGTCAATAAAGAATATTGTTTTAGAAACATCGGTTCCAGCATCTTTTAATTTTTGGAGTCCATCTAAAATTGTCATCATAAACATTTTTATTTTTTCTACAATATTGGTTCTTATTAACATAAAATTATCCGAATTTGATGTATCAATTCCATACATATCAAAATCAGTTTTTTCAATAGAATATTCTGTATCAATCCACACAATATTGTATCCATTTTTTTGAGCATTTCTTGCGATACTCAATGATATGAAAGATTTTCCTGTTTGCTTAGGCCCAGCAATAATTGTAATCTTATTGTTAGATATACCACCTTTAAGTATACTTTTAGATAAAAGTGCATCTATAACGTATACACCAGTAGATATGAATGCTTTCTCTTTGTCAAAATCTTCAATTGAAATAATATCTTTCTTAGAAATACTATCTATTAAATTAGATATATTAGAAAAATTAAAATCATTATATTTTTTTTGTGAGGTTTGGTTTTTTTTAGCCATATTGTTGAAATTATTTTTTAAAAACAAGTATTTCTTATTTATACAAAAAAGACGTTTAAAAGTTTTAATAATCGTAAAAAATATTAAAAATAAGTTAAAGTATTTCACGGTTATAGAATTATCAGTTTATATACTTAAAAATATGAGTAAAGTTTTAATATATCTGAATAATATTTTTAAATTGAACCCAACTCAAAATATATATAAGCTAAAATACAACAATATAATTTATGGAATTCTACATAGTATTCGTAAAAAATAAAAAGAAACTTGATAAATATATTAAAATCAATAAGATTCGGAGTAAAACAATAATAGATATCAAGCAGCAATTGGAAGATCATGGTTTAGATGATGTTAATGAATGGAGAGAATATTTTAATCTTATAATATACACTAAAATCACACAATCTATAAGAAAAAACAAAGATGTATACTATATTCCAAATATGCAAAAAATTCAAAATTTAGAAATAGATGACATTTTTCAAATTAAAGACAATTTATCTGAAAAAGTAAAATTTAATCTTTTATTATTTTTTGAAGACTTTAAAGACAATCAAAAGCTTAATGATGATATTTTATCAAATATTTCATATTTTGATTCCATACAAATTATTAGAGATTATTAATATTCAGCGGATATGTTTTTTTATATATAAAGAAAAATAATATAAATAAATGTCTCATTATTCTGAAATGGAGTTTCTATTTAGTGATATAAATAATAATCAAAACATATCAAAACAACTAAATACTACAAGCAACAGTAACACCTTTAATGTGCTTAAAGAACCTTCACTATCAGGTTCAAGACCTGGATACGTTTTGTTTAAAAGTAAAGATGGCGTCGATTCAGATGGTATTAAAAATTATATACAAAGTACAGTATATAAGAAAGAAAATAAATCAACAAATCCATATGTAAATTTGATTAATGATTTTAATGCAACTGATGGATCACATGGCGCTGGATTAAGATTAAAAGCATCTGATTTTGCGTATCTACATCAATTAGGTGTATATCCTATGAACAGAATGGCTATTCTAAGAAGATTTCCAGATGGCGTTTTTGTGCCAGAGAATTTAGAAAATATGAAAATAGAGCCAATATCAACTATTGTTGGCTGGATTCCATTAGATAAAAATTTCAGTAGTGTTAGTTTTAATGAAACTTGGACTCAAACCAACGAAAGATTTGATGTTGCATTATCAGAAATAATTAAAAAGAACACAGGTGGAAAATTGGATATTGCAGCAATAGTTCCAATTCCAGATTTTGCACAAGGTATATTGTTTGAATTTTATAAAAAAGCTGGTATAACAAAAAGTAGTAATCTAAATGATAGTGTAGATGAAGTTTATGAACACTATGATCCAAATAGTGTAACTAAAGAAGGTAGAAAAATAGTAAAAAATAATACTTGGGGACTTAACAATATACCAGTAGGGGATCCAAATGTTTTAAATGAAGCGCCATTTAGAAATCCTGAAGGTCAAAATATAAAATCATCTTTTTCTTTTGAACTTGAAGCTACATATGAACAAAAATTATTGGGTGATGTTGATCCTGGATCTGCTATGTTAGACATATTAGATAACATATATGCTATGGGAACATCTAACATGGTATTTTATTGGGGTGATGGCTCAAATGTAATACAAGATGCAAAAAATACAGCATCTGGTAAAGGAAACAATTTACACGCATGGTGGGAATTCGTATATGATATAACAAAATCTTTTTGGGATACTATGATTGAAATTCTTTCTTCAGCATTAAAAAAAGTTGAAGATGCAGCAATATCAGTAATTGATGCAGGGCAAACCACTGATCAAGCAAATCAAAACACAGCAAAACTTAAATCAGATCAACAAAATATAATAAACGCAAATCAACCTATTGTAGACAAATCAATTAAGGACAATAAAGTTACACCAGAATCCATCACAGCACAGAAAAAAATAGATGCTGCGAAAAAAGAAATTGAAAAATTGAACACACAAGGTATTAGTAATTCTGTTGACGCTAAAAAAAATGCTGCAAAAAAAATAACAACAGATATGCTAAGTGGCTTAGGTACACTTGCGCAAACAATATTAACAAGTACTATAGCTATACATCGTTTTAGATTAAGAGGTTCAATAGAGTTGATGGTTGGAGGTGCAGACAGTTCAACGCCTTGGCATTTAACAATAGGTAATCCATATTCACCTTGGCTAAACACCAGTCATATAGTAATAGAATCTGCAACTGTTGAAACAAGCAACGAAATGGGATTCAATGATATGCCACAAAGATTAACAGCTAAATTTACATGTAGATTATCAAGATCTTTGGGTAAACAGGAGTTGATGAGAATGTTTAACAACACATATAGAAGAACATATTCTTCACCAGTTCGTGTATCATCATCTGGTACTATAACGCCTGGTGTCGCACCAGCAACATCTTTGAATATGAATTCTAATCAGTTCAAAGATGGAACGACATCATCTACAGTTGATAGTACTGGAAAAGCCGTTGGAGTTGTAAATCCAGCACAAACTAATCCAGGGATGAATGGAAACTCCAATGATCCATCAATTGTAAATTATTTAAATTCTAAAAACCAAAACTCATCTTATAGTTCAAGAGCACAAATGGCGGCGAATATGGGTATTCAAAATTATAGAGGTACAGCAGAACAAAACACACAAATGTTAAACATATTAAGAAATCAAAGCAATGCTTAAAAAATAAATTTAAAAAAAATGAATATAATATCATTTGATGGCAATACAAACAATATAATTAATAGAGATGTTAATCAAGGTGGACTTTTTAATTTATTTCAAAAAAACATAGTTTACAATAATGAAATACCGCTAAGCATATATATTGTACCTAGAGAATATGAAATGAGATTAGATAGAATATCAAATCACATTTATGGCTCAGATTCTTATGTTGAAGAGATAATGGTATTAAATGATATAATTAATCCATATTCAGTCAAAGAAGGTCAATATATCTATTTTTGTGATGTGAGTTATTTACAAAATTTATATACAAAAGATGAGATATCAACTCAATTAGATCAAACAAGAATTTCACTTATAAATGCAGCACAACCAAATAAAAACTTACAGAATGCTGAACAAGGACTATCAACAACTATTAAACCAGCTGCACTAAAGCAAGTTAAAGTTAGTAATAATAATAACATTCAAATAATAAATTCGTTCAATTAATAATATATTATGATAAAAGTTTTAGAAAATGCAACAATAAAAACCAAAGAATTATCATTTCAATTAAATGATGATAGATCTTCAAAAATATTTGTAGAATCTCTTGATTATACACCTCTTGTATTTATAAGCAAAGTAAATGATCCTACAAATCCATCTATAAATGGTACTACAGTTCCTTATACTGATATAATTTATATAAAATTACACAACAGTAAATTTATACCAGAGATTGAATTATATTGTGAAGATTCAAAAGGTATATTATTCACGGAATTATATCCTTTTGATCATGATACTATTGTAAGTATATTTATTAAAGCTCAGTCTGAAATGGTTATGCCAATAAGAATGGACTTTAGAGTAGCAGAATTTGAAACAGTTAGAAGTGATGATAACGGTGGACTTAAATTCCTAATCAAAGGATTATTAGATGTTGATGAGTTACATTTTTCTAACTATGAAGTAAGAAAAGGAACTAGTTATAATGTAATAAAAAATCTTGCAACTCAGATTGGATTAGGATTTGCATCAAATATTGATAATAGTAATGATGATATGAAATGGATAAACCCAGGCGATACATATAAAGAATTTATAAAAGATGTTACCAGGTATTCTTACATATCTGATGAATCTTTTGTGTGGACATTCATTGATTTCTATTATAACATAAATTATGTTGATGTTCAATTAGAATTAAACAGTTTTATTAAAAACGAAACTCATCCAGTTGCAAACAAACAAATTGAAAAAGATGATAAAGAAAATTTGTCACTACTATATTTAACAAGCAACAAAGCATTTAAAGGAACCAATCAATATATTAGCAAATTTAATATTGATAACCAAGCTTTCAAAGTAAATTTAGAGATATTCTACAGAATGGAAGCAACTTGGTATGATAAAAACACAAATACAATAACTAAACAATATATCAAGGAGTTTGAAGCTGACCAAGAAAAACTAGGCAGTCCATTACAAGGTTTGCTTGATAAAAACTCAAAACTATATGAAGAAAACGTTAATGATGAATACTTTATTGGTAAAGTGGATTCTGTTGACAATGTTCATAAAAACTATGTTTTAGCAAAAGTTACAAATAAATATAATTTGGATGGACTTGAAAAAATGAAAATGATTATAACATTAGATCAAATAAATTTTTCAATAAAAAGATTTCAAAACATAAGAGTTGAAATATTCAATGTAAACAATTTTTATAGTAGTGATGCTGATAAAGTTAGCGAATTAAACAATGTGAATAAAAAATTATCTGGTTTTTGGTTTGTTACAGGAATAAATTACTTATATAAAAGAACAGGAGGTGCTGAACAGGAAGTTACATTAATGAGAAGAGATTTAAATATAAATTATGGCTCAAATTCTGATGAAAAACACGATTTATCTGCAACACAAAATTAAAAATAAATATATACTAAAAAACAATAAAAAAAATGCCACTAAGTTTCAGAAATATTATAGATGGAAACGAATTATCAAACGCTATATCAACTGGTGATTATTCTAAAGTTATAAAAAAACCAAAATCTAATAGTGTTAGATACATTAAAGGATATGCTAAAGAAAGTGCAGCTGAAGCTTTATCTAATTCATTGGGTATAAACAAAGGTTTGTTTAAACAAGCATTTGGTTTAGAAGATAAAAAGTTAGATGCATATGATCCATATCACACACAAGATGCAAAAAGAGAAGAATTTTGGTATGATGATCAACAAAATAAAATGGATGGGAAGGCTATACAGAAAGAATATGATATAGATACAGATACATTTAAAAGATCACTATACTCAGAATTTGGTTTCAGAAGTAGCGATTTCTGGTATGAAGATCCATTTATACCATCTTTTGAGTTATATTTTGATGAAGATTCTCCATTTTTTACAGATTCTTTAAATAAATATAATAGTCTTTATTATTTTTATGATAAATATCAAATAATTGATAGTACATATAATGATAGAATTGAACTTTGGAAAGAATTTAAAAATGTATTTTTTAAAATATTTGAAAATACATTACAACAAAACTCAAACACTAGACAAAAAAGCAAATCGTATTATATTACAAAAATAGCAGGACTTGAAAACCTGAATAAGAAAATAATTAAATATGGTGAAGATAAAATAACAATAACATTAAACGAAGATGTTTCAATGATATCATATTATCTTTCAGAATTATATAATAACATTATTTATAGTTATAAGAATCAGAGATATATGTTTCCTGACAATGTTCTAAGATTTGATATGATCATTAAAATTAATGATATGAGACAATTTCAAACACCACAATCAGATAACAATTTACCAGATGGCTACGAAAATACAATTTCTCCAAAGTCAAAAATATTATATACTTTACATGATTGTAATTTTAATTTTTTTGAAAGTAGAAATTATCCTAGTGAATTAGAAATAGGTGGATATGGCGCATCAGTAAGTAATTCACCACAAACCATGACATTTGACATAATATATAAGTCAATAACAAGAACAAGTGATTTTCCCTTGATACAAACAATGCAAGACACAAACAGTTATTCTTTGCATCCATGGGAAGATAGTTTATATTCTGAGTATGGAGTATCTCAAGATATTGGTAGCGTTCAGGACTATTTTAATGATATAGAAAGAACAAAAATAACAGCACCTAAACCAACAAAAGGATATCTAAATCAATTATTAACAACAGCTGGCCAAACAGTTTCTAATATTGGGTTGAGTTATATGGATAATCTTGAATCAAAATTAAGAGAAGTTAGAGGAAGCGCAGTCAACAGTCTACTAACTCAATTTAGAAGAGCCACAGGTTTTAACAAAATAGAGCCAGATAATATATATTTATCAAATTTTAATGATAGAGCAAGTATGGCTAACTTTGGTAAACAATTAGCATCTGGACTATTGAATGATTTGGAAAATAGCGCCAGACAAGCTACAAATTTTTAAATAAATATAATATATGGAATTAGCAAGAGATTTTTACGTTGGGGTAGTTGAAGATAATAAAGATCCTAACAGAAAAGGTAGAATAAAAGTAAGAATACAAACACTTTATCATGGTTTATTAACAGAAGATATTCCATATGCATATCCATTGGGTAGTTTGGCTGGTAAAGAGTTTCAAGTGCCAGCAATTGGTAAATTAGTTAACATATTATTCTTTTCTGATGATTTATATTCACCATATTATATATATTCAGAAAATTATAACGTAAATTTACAAAATAAACTAACAAGTTTAAGTGATGATGAATATACAAATTTTAACGCATTAACATTTGATGATAAAACACAAATTTTTTCAGACGACACAGAGCTAACATTAGATTATTATTTTAACAAAGTTACAGTAAGTAAATCTGCTATAAATTTGGAACTTAAAGATAATAAGCAATTATTAAATTTAGGTAGTAAATCGGCCGATCAAGACGCCGTTCTAGGTACAAGATTTTTTGAATGGATGGATGATTTTATAGATGAACTATCTAAACCATTCTCACTTGTTGATAGTAACGGTATGAGTGTTATGAAGCCAAAAATACAAAGTCTATGCTCACAATACAAATCACTTAGACCTGATTTTTTATCTAAACATGTCAAAATAGTAGACAACAGAAACGTAGACACTCTTAGTCGGGAAGCATCACCATATCAACATGATGCAGATTTGACAATACCAGAAGCAGACATTTCACCTGAATTACAAAAATCTATAGATGCACAATCTTCTGCGGCTTGTGGTAAAATTTCAGATACTCTACCAACAGGTGGTATTGGATCAATACCAGACGAAAGTGACATTCCAGAACAAACAGATAAACATTCAATTTTTAAAGTTATAAGATATAAATTTTTAAAAGATAGAACTATTGGTAAATTATATGTTAATGATGTGTTTTTTTGTGACACATTGGAAGATGTTGTTAGAGATTTGAAAAAAGATAAGAAAATATTTGGACAAACTGCAATACCTTATGGTATATATCCATTAACAATTGGTCCAACAAGTCTTAGAAGGCAAGTTGCACCAACTGGAAGATTACCATTAGTTAATAATGTACCATTTTTCGCTGGAATAAGAATACATCTTGGTGGAAAACCAGAAAACACAGAAGGTTGCTTGCTAGTTGGAACATTAGATAAAAGTACAAACACACTAAAAAATAGTGGTGCGGCATCTATTAGAGTCACACAACTATGTGAAAAATACAATAATAATAATATAAAGATGACAATTGTATACACAACAGAAGATAATGCAAATCTAGATACAACAGCAGCAAAAAACAGTTACAATGGTTCAAACTACACATCAAAAAATGATGGAAATCCTACTGCTGATGGTAATTCTGATTGTACAGTTGGAACAACAGATAGTTCATGGACAACTAATTTAGAAATGTCTGATATGAAAATAAACGGAGAAGAAATTAAATTTGACGGTAAATATATTATAACACCAGAGCAATTATATAAAATTATACCAAGAGCATCGAAAAGTAATATTCAGAAATTTATTGTTCCACTAAATGTAACTATGAAAAAATTTAATATTACATCACCGTTACAAATAAGTGCATTTATATCACAAATTGCTATTGAAAGTGGATATTTGAAATATACAAAAGAATTAGGAGCCACATCATATTTTAATAAATATGAACCAACAACAAAAATAGGTAAAGGTTTAGGTAACACACAAACCGGTGATGGTGCTAAATATCGTGGTAGAGGATTAATTCAAACCACAGGTAGATCAAATTATATGGACTTATCTAAAAGTTTAGGAACAGATTTTATAAATACACCAGAACTTTTAGAAACACCTATGTGGGCATCATTATCTGCTGGCTATTGGTGGTTTAAAAATCAAAAGAAAAAGACATCAAAAATGAATGCAAATCTAGCTGGATGCATAAATAACAAAGATATAAGTGGAATCACACGTGCAGTAAATGGTGGACAAAATGCATTAACAGAAAGAGCACAAGCATATAAATCAGCATTAAATATTCTTGGTGTAGCATAACTTTCAATATGTTATTAATATAAACTTTTATTTTCATTTATAATATAAATTGAAAATAAAAGTTTTTTTATGGATTTATTTAAAAACAAAAAAATATTAATTATAGGGGATGTGATGTTAGATTCATATCTATTTGGGAATGTTGAAAGAATATCACCAGAAGCACCTGTGCCTATTGTAGATATCACAAATAAACAAAACAAACTAGGTGGTGCCGCAAATGTGGCAACAAATATAAAAAATCTTGGTGGAACACCTATATTATGTTCAATAGTCGGAAAAGACATTAAAGGTGACATTTTTATATCATTACTAAAAGAAATGGAAATATCATCTGATTATATTTATCAATCAGAAAATAGATTAACGACAGATAAAACAAGAATTATCGGAAACAATCATCAAATGCTACGCATTGATGATGAAATAAAATCAGAATTAGGTAAAGACGAAAAAAAGTTTTTGAATAGTATTGAAAATATATTAGATAATGATGATATTGATTGCGTTTTATTTCAAGATTATGATAAAGGATTATTAAATGAATATGTCATTGATATTGTAACAAGCAAAGCAAACTATTTAAACATTCCTATAATAGTAGATCCAAAGAAAAATAATTTTCATTCTTATCATAATGCTACATTATTTAAACCAAATCTAAAAGAATTTAAAGAAAGTATGAAAATTGAATCATGTGATCGTGATGAACTACTTAAAAATGGTGCAAAAATATTACATAAAAGAGGAATAGAAATAGTTTTTGTAACTCTTTCAGAAGATGGCATTTTTATTTCTTATAAGAAAGGTAGCAAAACTATCAATAAAATAGTTTCAACAACAACAAGAGATATTGTGGATGTTGCTGGTGCTGGTGACTCGGTTATTTCTGTTATTAGTATGCTTATAAATGATGTGAACATAGAAGAAATAGCAAAGATATCAAATTTAGCTGGTGGTATTGTTTGTGAAGAAATTGGAGTTATACCAATAGATAAGGATAAGTTATTAAGTGAATATTATACAAAAAAGTAAATAATATGAAGAAAGTAATGGAGTTTTTAGATAAATATCTAATTAGGAGTGTTGAAGATAAACATTATAATTTTGAGTTAAACGATAATATACACTATAAAGTTTTTGTGCATTGAGATTACTCTAGAAGTACTGAAGAAGAAGTTATAAAATATATAAATTCATATTTAGCATTATTACAAAGAAAAGAAAAATTAAATATATTAAATGAAAAAAGACAAAAAATATGATGAAGAATTTAATCCATTAGAAGATTGTATTGAAAGATTAAGTCTTTGTAGAGTAGATTATCATAAACTTTATCAAAAGAACTTTAAAGTTGCATCTATACGACTTAGGCAAGATTTAGAATATATCATACAAACAGCAAAACAAATGAAAAAAGATGCACTTGCTCATCGAAAAAAGATAGAAGAAAACAAACAATTAGAAAGAGACTATCAAGAAAAACTAAAAAATGAAGGAATCGAATAATGATAAACGATTGGTTAAAATTAAAAATAATTAGAGATACTAAGAAACTAAAAAAATTTATATATCCAGGTGTAGAATATAATAGATTCAAATCAAATCTATCTCAGGAATATAAAAATATAATATCTTTATCCAGAAACACAATAAATTTACAACATTTTAATAATATATTACCAAGTTATGATATATCAATTTCAAATTTAAATAAAATAGACTTTGATTTTTTATTAAAAATATCAAAACTTGAAAATGTTATAATAGTAGACACACCATCTTTTATGGATTTTGAAATAATTGATGATAATCTACACACAATACAAAGATGTGTAAATGAAACAAATCAATACAACACATATGAATTTATAAACAAATATGATAAATATATATTCTATATTTATATAATTGATAATAATTATGTAAGATGGTATATGAAAGAAGATAGATGCTACTATAAAAGACTACAAATGAAGAGAAGAGAGAAACTTCAAAAAATAGAAAGAGAAATATAGAATATTTCTCTTTCTTCAATCTAAAGTTTTTGTTTCTAATAACTTATCATAATAATTAGTACTAAACAAATCCTTACCATCTAATATATAACTCAAATATTTTTTATCTGGTTTAATATTTTCTCTTATCATAGCAGAATTTGCTACATAAACAACTGCTGAAATTTTAGAATCACCGCATAAAACATCAATATTTTGCCTATAATAGTGAATAGGATATCCTTCTTTTTTATCAATTTTCATTAAATCAAAATCATTTATTTCATATAATGCGCCTTCAACACAATCACCTGGTGATTCTACAATATTTGCAAATCCCAAATAACAATCATTTTTAGAAACTTTATTAAACATCAGTTTATAATTTTCTAAAACTGCAAATTTTCTACTCTTAAACTTTATATCTCTTTCAGTTTTCATACGATACTCCGAAATATTTGATCCATATGCAAAATAATAAACCATATTATATTTTTTTTATCTATATATTAAAAAACATTCTTATAAAATTTTTATATAACATATAAACTAAATTTTTATATGGCAATAGCACAGGCAACAAAAAAAATGAATATAAGTGTAATAATTGAAGGTATAAAATTTGATATCGTAGATATTTCACAAGATTTACGACATCAACAAATAACATTTAATCACTTACCAATGTATATTCCAACTCATACAGATATAAAAATAACTGCAAAAACATCAACATCAAATTATACACTGTTAGAAAAATGGATGTATGGTAGTATGAGTTTAAGACCAATATCAAATTGCAAAAAAGATATATTTATTGGAAGTTTAAAGATATTCGGCGTTTTTCCAATAGATATCACTTTCAATAATAATTATATTGACGTAACATTATCAGCAGATCATATTATTGGAGATTTGAATCAAACATATTTACAATTTCAAAGAAAAGAAAAATTAAAAAAATTAGAAGATATATGTCAGAAATAAAAATTGATGAAAATTTCATATGTAGTGATAATTTTTTTAGATTTGGTGAAGAATACACACCAAAGATATTAAAAAAACTCAAAATTGAAATATACGAAAGATCAATAATTGATGGTGGTGTATTGTTAGATTTAGATGCAAAAAATTATATGCAAAGAAATTGGTTGGATATGTTTTTTAACTATCAACGATGTCCAATCTTAGATGATTATATGCCAAATTATAAATGTGAAATTGCTGAACCATTTTTTACACCAAATGGAAATAAATACGTCTTAAAAATTGTAGATTTTTCAAATGATGGTTGGAGAAATTATTTAAAAATTATAAGAAAGAAAAAATTTATATTATTAAATAATGGATGAATATAAAAAATGGTTGAAAGAAAGTAGATACGTTATAATTGAAAAAAGCATAAGAGAAGATGCTTGTTTATCAGTAACTAAATCAGATATATGCTCGTATGCATCAGATACTGGATGTTACGGAATTACAGATCCAGCTATAAATTTGCACAAATTTTATATAGATATTATAAAGTGTAGATATATGACTAAGCTTTTAAAAGAAGCATATATGTTTGATGCATATAACTTTTCACGTAGATGTAGAAAGAAAAAATTAATTAAAATAGAAGAATGTCAAAAATATTTATAATAAGCAACACAAATTTTAACTTATCTAAAAACTTATCAAATAAAGATTGGTTAAAAAATATGTACAACTATTATTATAATGAGTTCGTACCGTATCTTAAAGATAATGTAAAACCAAACGATATACTGATACATTTGGGTAACTTATTATGTAAAACAAAATCAATTGATCTAAATGTTTTAAAATTCGTTCAGACTCTATTTGAAAAAATATCAGAGATATTACCAATATATATTATTTCAGGAGAAAATGATAGCTTATCTTTAAATATACTAAAAAACTTCAAAAATATTGAACTAATAACAGAATCAAAAGAAATTGAAATTTTAGTTGAACAAAAATTTGCAATGTTACCATTTAATACATCAATAGATGATATTTATAAATTTGATTCTGATTATTGCTTTTTAAATTTTGATTATTTGAACTCACCGAAAAAAGATATGATTGTAAGCAAATTAAAAACTTTCAAAAAATGTTATAACGGCTTTTATGATAAAAATAGTATAACAGCAAACATTAAAAATCTTGGTGCGCCATATAATATTGATAGTGATGATAAAAAAGGCTTTATTGTTCTTGACACATATCATGATAAAGATAAATTTATACAGAATAAATTAAGTCCTAATTTTAAAAAAATATATATTAACAATGAAGATGATTTAAAAATATCAAAAGATATACTTAAAAATAACTACATCAGTTTAAATATAAATAAAAGACTTCTTGTTGATAATAAGCTGAAGATTGAAATGATAATGTCTGAATTTGATATAATTAATGTTACATATTCTGATGATGATAATATTAAAGACAAAATTGACATATTAGAATTAAACGAAAATTCGCTATCTTTAAATGAAATGATTGTTGACTATATTAATCAATCGCAATCAGAAAATAAAGAACAAATTCTTAAAGAGTTTAAAATGATAGTTGAGTTAAACAAAAAATGATATCACACTGTGATATAATTTTTTAATATTTGAATATTTTGTCTTTTATTATTTTACATTTCAAATAATTTTCATTATTCAAATTATCAACATAATCTTTAAAATCTAAATATATATCAGGATTTTTAACAGACACCACATTCCATCAATTCTATCATATCTTCAGATTTCTTATCAGCATCATATCTATCAGATAAAATTTTATCTCTATTTTTAAACACATCTACAATCTTATCAAAAAAACTTCTTATGTTATAATATTTTTAATTAAATCCTATTTTTTTAGTCTGCTCATCGCTTTCTATCAATTGTTTACTAACTTTTTCTTCATAAATTTCAGCAAGGGTTTTAGGTTCAGTATAAGTTTTATTTAAGCCAATATGTTTTGATAATTTTGTTGATTGTTCGGCGTTTAATTTTTTAAATTTATAATCAACCATCAATCTACCCTTTCTCAACAATGCACTATCTATAACTTTTCTACTAGTATTAAATGTTGCAATAATTTGCATATCCATATTATCATTTAATAAACCATCACTAATGTTCAAAATATTACTCACGGCTTGATTTCTTTCTCCATCTGTAGATGTCAATATACTCTCAGCATCTTCTAACAATAAAACAGAATTTTTAAATTTTGAAATAAAAGAAATCAATTCTGGATTTGCAATATCAAACATAAAATAAGATGGAACATATATAATAGTCTTATCATCAGATAGTTCTGAAACCAACTTACGAAGTAGCATTGTTTTACCGCATCCTGGATCACCATGAAATAAAAATAAACCATGTTTATTATTTTTCAATTTGTCAACAATATCAGCATATTTTTCAATGAAAGATTCTCCATAATTTAAATCTAATTGTATATCAAACTCTTTAATAGATGCTGGCTGCAAATCATAACCCATTGAGGATGATGATATCACGAAAAAAGTCTTACTAAGTTTAGGTTGATATGTAATCTTTCTAATTTTTTCTGAAAGTTCATCAACAAAATATAAAGCATCAGAATCAAAATAAATCATAAGATTTGATATTTTGTTTCTTTGTTCTTCCTCTGTTTCGTATATTTTTTTATCAATAACTTTTTCTTCATCATAAAAAGTAAAAATTATTTTATATGGCTTATCAACTCTAACGACATAATTATATATTTTCTCAACTCTATTTTTAGAATCAGTATTAATATTACAAGAAACTGTTATGTTTTCTTTTTTTATAGAAAAATTTTCTTTCAATAGTGCCCAAAATTCATCTGAATATATCTGATCAGTTATAGAATATTTATTAGTTATTTTACCAAACTCAATAAGAGCATGAATATCTTCTCTGCTATCTAATAATTGCTCCGATAATGTAAATTGCGAAAACATACTTATTTGTGATTTATCTGTCATTATTATTTTATATTATTTTTATATCTTTCCTCAATAAAAGAATAATCAACAAATGTGTGTTCTATATCTGAAAAAGAATTAATTTGAGTCGTCATCATAGGATTAACCATTAGACAAACACCCTTTTCTTGATAATTTTGAGCTAAAAAAACATCCATAATATCACCATGTTGTCTAATCTCCTTCAATGTATCATATTTATCAATAAAAGAATCATATGCTAATTTACTATATGCTATTGAATGTGACGCAAAAGCAGCTTTTAATATTATTAAATTTGGTTTAAATTTTATCAATTTTTGATGAGTGTTTGCGCCCAAATAAAAAAGATGCCAATCTATACCTTTTGATTGATCAATAGATTTTTGTAAAACTTCTAAAGGATTATCTATCAAGAATTCAAAATCATCTTCAAAAATTAAAACATTTTTTAATTTTCTTTCTTTTGCTTTTTTAAGTATATCTAGATTAGATTTTATTAAACCTATTCTACCATCTTTGTGCTCTATTGCAGAGTATCTTTGAACTCTATCAGCAATACCAACCTTTTCAAATTCTAACATCGCATGCTCTAATCTATCTTTTCTACGATCTAAATTTATAACATAAATTTCATCAAAATAATCAAATGCGTTACTCATATTTATTTTATTTTTTATTCTAACAAACTTACAATTAAGTAAATTAATTATTTCAGATTGCCTAAATTTGTCTTTATCTCTATTCACCATTTTTAAAATGGCATTTCATCAAATTCATATACGATATTATTAACTTTATAATATCAGTCTTAATCATCATATCATTATATATAATTTTAATTATGATTTGTTTTTAATATTTTATTTTTAATATATAGAATATACAATACTTAAAAAATATATAACTTATGATAAAAAAGACTACAAAAAATATATAACAGAGAAATTGTTAACAGATGATTATGATGACGCTTATAGAGGAATAGAAACAAATATTATAAAAATAAACGCACAAATATATAATTATAACTATGATAAAAAATTTTAAATTATTTAACGAAAAATATATACATACATCACAAGATAAAATTGATGATATGAACATTATGCAGGAATTTGCCAAAAAATTTGAAGATATATTTGAATATCGTTTAAATCTTAATATAGATAATGACTCAAAATTTAGAACATATTTAGGACATGGTGCAAATAAGAGTTATACAGGAACAGTAGAAATATATAATCAAGAATACTATAAAACAAAAAGAAAAATAAGATACTCTATCAACATAATCACAGATATAAATCCTGCAGGTATAAGCGGACCTGATGATATAGGTAGAACATTTACAATAGACTTTGATATCAAACAAGAAAATAGGCTAACTAATAAAATCCCAGATTTCTATAGCTATGAAAGAACTATGGATGAAATTATAGAAAAATTTAATAATTATGTATATTCAACACTAAATATAAAATACTTATCAGAAAAAGATCTAGAACAAAAAAAGATTGAAAAATCAGCAAACAAATATAATTTATAAAATGAAAAAATTAAAAACATTCGAAAGTTTTTGGAAAACACTTAAATCTAAAACTGAAAATTTTGGTGATAGAATGACACAAATTAAAAGAAACAAAAACAATAGTTATAATATTGGCGATTATAATAATTAAAAAAGATCTTTCAAAATAAACAAACAAATATAGTATATTTACATGGTGATAATTTTGTTAGAGAAGCAAGCATTAACGAAATAGAAGAATTTGAAATAATAAAAATCACAACAAAATATAATTTATAAAAATGATAAAAAAATACTTGCAGTATATTAAAGAATCTATTACAACCGATGTAGATGGTTTATTAGATAGCATTAGAGAAGAAAAGACAGACTTCTACGCTTTACATCTATCTAATGATAACTATATCAACAAAACAATTGATACGGTTTATGATGAAGCAGAATTTAATAAACAGTTATTTAAAGAAAATTTAAAGAAAGGCGAATTAGACTCCACTATGTATATTGAGAACTTTTTGAGAAAGGATATAGATATGAAATTTTTCTTTCTTTATAGTAGAAATGAAACAGTTTTAGATAATCCAAATTTTTTAATATTACAATACTACAAAGATGATAAATGGCATCCGATTGAAATATATAAAATTAAAGGTAAAGTCGAAAACTTCTACGAAAAATTAACCGCAAAAACTATCAAATTAACATTTGATAATGTAACTTACATTTACACAACTTCAAATTCTGGTAACAATTGGATATTAAAGGAAACAGATAAAAAAACAGAAAAATTCAAAGAGAATTTGGAAACAGAAGATATTAAAACTCTCATCAGAGATGGCGCAAAATTAAATATAATTGAATGAAGCACTTAAAGTCATTTGAATCAGCACTATAAAAAGATATAGATTTTGATAAAGTTTATAGATATGGTAATAGTGGCTATATTACTATTGGTAAAATTAAACCATATAAATATCAACACTTAGAACCTAAAAATAAATATTGTCTATATGATATGTTTGATAATGATTATGATGACAATTATCGTAAACATAGAAAATACTTAGATGAAGTTGATTTTAATCACAAATCAAGATTCATAAAAATCTTAACTTCAGAAGAACTTTTATATGTAAGAGAAGCCAATCCAGAAGAAACAGAAAAATACAACTTTGCAATAGCCATAAATAATTATAATTTATGAAATACTTAAAAAATTTTGAAAATAATAATACATCTTATTTTTATAGAATAGATGGACGAGATTTTTTAATCTGTGATATAGACACTTGTGGGGAAAGTGAACACACATTTGATATAAAATTCTTTGATTTTGCAGAAAATATAGAATTGTAGAGAGTTTTAAGAACTTGTGCGATACCTGATATAGAAGATTGTGCAAGATGCTTAGCTTCATTTGGACATAAAGATGAATCTAAAAAATTCAACAAACTGATGATGAACCCAACACTAAGAATATTAGTAGAGAATGAAAAATTGTTTATTTAGGTTTTAAGAATATTTAATCCTGATGATATCAGAGTAAAAACAAATGATTATAATTTATGAAATACTTGAAAAAATTTGAAGATAATAATTTAAAATATAGAGTTGGTGATTGGGTAAAAATAAAAATCATACCCGACTTTGTTCACGGTATTGAAAGAATTGATGATAACCTATTTGTTAAAATTGAAAATATACAACATGATAAAAATTATGGACAATATGATTCGTTATACGAATTTAAAACACTACTAACAAATCAAATGATTTTTGGCAATCAATATTACATTAGAAGAAAAATGACAAAAAAAGAAATAAAAGATTTTAAAATTAAAATTGAAGCACAAAAATATAACATATAAAAAAAAGCCTTTATTAAAGGTTTTTTTCATTTAAAATATTTTCTAATTTTTGTTTTCTAACTATTCTTTTATATTCAGTTTCTGAATATTTGCTATAATAATCTTTCTGAACAAACTCTAAAAATTCAGGTAATGTATACAATAGTTTATAACCATAAGCACTTGCTGATGTTTGTTGTTTATAGTAGAAATCTATATAAATCTTCTTCAACTCATCTAATGTTGAATTTCCCCCAACAATAATAACATGTTGCAAAAACATGTGTAAATTTATCAGTTGCTATTGATTTTTCTTTACAATGTTTCCAAGTTAAGTCACATTTTTTACAAACATCATATGCTGGACTAAACAATTTAAATATTTGATGTATTGGTTTCACTCTCTTTATAAAGTTTAAATTTTTATCTCTTTTAGAAATAAACCGAATATATAGAGTTATTAACTTTAAAAAATCTTTTTTTATTTTTTCTTCAACCAT